ATGAAAACGAAAGATTTAATTGGAAATGTTGTTGCCGTTTCATTCGTGTCATTATTGTTTATATTTGCACTAACATGGATTATTTTTGACTTTAATGGCTCGTCAAGCTCTTTAAAAGATACTTGGTCTATTGTAGGTTCTGTTTTTGGTGGCATTACTACCTTAGCAGCGGCTTACATCGCATACTCTTTGTATGATGACTGGGTAAAGCCACATAATTTAAGCATCGAAACTGAACATAAAAAGGATATTTTAAAGATAATACGTAAAATTTCACCCTTAGAACATAAGTATGATGGATTAATTAGCAAATACCTTCTGTATCCCGATCAACCTGATAGAACCATTCCTATTGAGATAAATGAATCAGATTTAAGTGAATTTATAAATAATGTTAATGAACTACTTGGTTTACTACATGAACTTTATTTTATTACTAAAGATGAAAAGATTTCTAACATTACAAATCAGTACTTTAATTATGCACAACTATACGGATTTATCCTAAGCAAATCGGAATATCTTTATAAAAATGGAAACAAGGAAGACTTACTTAAATTTTTAAGATTAAAGTTAAAGTTTGACTATATTGATTTAGACGGCAAAAAATGGACTACTACTACATCTTATGGCTATGCCATTAGAGGTTTGGAGAAAGTAGAATTAAGAAAATATATTAGTGAAAATTTAAAATTAAAGGAAAATTAATTAACTACTAAAAAACTACTATGAATATAGATAAAGTAGTTTTAAGGCGGAGATAATAATTTTCATAAAAGATATCAATACAATATAGGTGGGATATGTGCTCAAACTATGAACCGATTGCAAAAGATAGAATTCACTTACTGGATCTGTTTGAGCCAACATTTGAATATAAATCTCATATTTACCCAAACTATGAAGCTCCACTCTTATTTTCAAAAAAAGAGCAGATGGAATGGCGCTTAGCTAGATTTGGCTTAGTAGCCCCATGGGTTAAAGAACTTAAAAAAGTTCATAATACTTACAATGCAAGAACCGAGACTGTTCACGAAAAGCCCAGCTTTCGTAATGCATGGAAGAAAAATCAATTCTGCTTAATTCCTGCTGATGTAATTTTTGAGCCAAAGTACATAAACAATAAGCCTGAATGGTGGGGAATTTATCGCAAAGATGAAATGCCTTTTACAATTGCCGGCATTTATGAATATGCAGTTGTGAACGGCGAAGAAATCAGATCTATGAGCATGCTCACAATTAATTCTGACCACCACCCCTTCATGAAGCAATTTCATGCTCCTACTGATGAGAAGCGCTCTATTATTGTTATTCCACCCGAATTAAGGCAAGACTGGCTTCACTGCAAACATGAAGAAGCTAAAGAGTTTTTCTTAGATATGCCTGCTGATGAATTCACCGCTCAACCTAGATCAGAACTGAAGAATTTCCGACCAAATGCGCCAGATACTGCGACAATTTTTGACTTTTACTTGTTTATCCACAATTTTTTAAATTTGAATTTCTCTTTACTCAACTCTACCATTTATCTTGAATTTGTTACGATTTCAAAATGGTATGAAAAGGCGAATTTTTGCACTCGTTGACGTAAATAATTGCTATGCAAGTATTGAGCGTTTCTTTAATCCAAAGCTAAACAATAGACCTGTCATTGTTCTTTCCAACAATGATGGTTGTGCTGTTGCGCGCAGCGCAGAAGCTAAAGCTATTGGAATTAAGATGGGTGAACCATTATTTAAAATAATTGATCTGGTTAAGCGTAACAATGTAGCAGTACTTTCAAGCAACTACCCTGTCTATGCAGAGATGAGCAAACGATTTCATGCAATCTTAAAACAGTTTGTTGCCCCGCATGAACATGAAACATATAGCATTGATGAAGCTTTCTTAGAGCTAACAGCATACGAATATAAATATGATTTAAATGCTTATGCAAAGTTAATGAAAGACAGAGTTTTTATGTGGATTGGTCTACCGGTGTGTGTTGGGATCGGAAGATCTAAAACCGAAGCCAAAATAGCCAATCACATCGCTAAAACTTATCCAAATTTTAACGGCGTGTGCAACCTTGTCTCCTTTCCAGAAAACATTCGCAACTTACTTTATAAACAGACAAAAGTTTCGGAAGTTTGGGGTGTGGGTAGGCAGCATTCTAGAAAGTTAGAAGCGATGGGAATAAATACCGTATTTGATTTAATGATGGCAAATCCGTATCACATCGAATCTTTATTTAGCGTTGTAATGAAAAGAACAGTTCTTGAGTTAAACGGTATTGCTTGCATCGAAATTGAAGATACACCACCGACACGTAAACAAATCATTTCATCAAGAGCATTTAAACAAAAGATTATTGATAAAGATGACTTAAAGGAAGCTATTGCCAGAAGGACGCAAGAAGCCTTTACACGAGCTAGAAAAGATCAAGTGTTGTGTGGTTGTATTGTGGCTTTTGCACACTCTAGCCCGTTCGATGTGAACAAGCCTTTTTATAAGGGTGAATTATCACAATCATTTAGTGTCCCGACAGATGACGTAAGACGCTTGGTGAAGGCTTCAACTTCAATGATTGATTATATTTATAGATATGGAGTGGATTTTAAAAAATGCGGGGTGGTTTTGACTGCGCTTGAAAGTAAAAATTCTTATACTTATGACTTGCTGACAGACTATAGTGATTTAGAAAAAACAGAAAATTTAATGTGTGCAATAGAATGTATTCAAGAGAAATATGGAAAATATAAACTTGGGTTCGGCGGAAGCATGTATCAAAACCGAGTCTGGTCGATGTCTCAAAATCTTAAATCAAATAATTATTTTACTTGGGAAGGTATGCTAAAAATATCAAGATAACTTATGTTCGAATTACGGAATTATAAATATGTCTAACTCACAGAATGCAATTGAACTTAGTAAACACGTTTTAAGCTTATCTGAAAAAGTTGCATTCATGTTAATAACAGCCTCGACCGCTTCGATTGCTTATATATTGGCTGAAGTTAAGGATGGTAAGTGGAATGAATTAATCTATTTTCCAATATATGCTTTATGTTTATTAGCTCTTAGCTTTGTATTTGGCTACAGCCATCTTGTGAAAAAAATTGATGCAACGAATCAAAACAGTCTCTTACTTCAATTAGCAAACTGGAAAAACTCAACTAATGAGAAAAATGAACTTTTAGATAAAATGGAAACATCTCTAAAGAAAGCTGGTATTTTCAGCAGACTTCAATTTATTACTTTCATAGCGGGAATCATTACTTATGCTATTTTCATTTTTTTATCAATTTTTTTAAACAAGTAAAGTTTATAAATAAAAAAGAAGCCCTCAATTGAGGGCTTTTATAATTCCATCATGACGGGCTTTGCAGTCATTATATTTTGCAACTGTATCAACTGACCAGATCATTAAATCTTTGCCTGTTGTACCTGCCAATTCATTTAGATTTGGGCATGGTTGAATAAGATTAGCTGGTATTGCCGGCTTTAATGAGTTCATTGAGTTGCTGCATCCCGTCATCATCAATACAGCTAGACTTATAAACAGGACGCTCCACGATCTTTTGCACTTCACGTGTAACTGTTTCAACTTTGGTGCTTTGCTCTGCTTTGACTCGTTCATAGTCTGCGCTCACTTTATTGATCTGATTTTGCTTTTCGGCAAGGGCTTTTAAATTCTTGCGTTCAATTTCTTGGATCTGTGACTGACACTTTTGTTCAGCTTCTTTTAGCTGACCAGTCTTGTGATTTAGTACGGCCAAACAGATGACCAATAAAAAAGCGAGAAAACCAATAATGATTTCTCGCCAAAATTTAGCAGCAAATACAATCCACATCACTGCGCTCCTATACATTTAGCATGTCGTTCAAGCTGTCTGGTCCAGACGCCATAACACCCATTTTTACGAATAGAGCAATCGCGCTTTGCAACATATTTCCATTTCAATAATGAATCACAAGCTGCTTTATATTTACCTAGTTTTAGGTTTTTCAGCATCGATGAGCCAGACCATGCGCCAATCCCGTATTGATACGTGAAATCAAGGTATAGGTCATATTCAGTTTGAGATAATTTCACGCCCTTCAATGAATCTTTAAACGCGACTTCACGCTTGGCCACATCATTTCGCAACCACTTATCTGCGGTCGCACGTGTAATTGGTGGATCTGTCATTTTTACGGGTGAGCCGTTAGGTTTAAATGTAGAACCATGGCCCTGTGTTGGCCGATCCCCTTTAACGGGAATTACTGGCTTTGATGTAAACCCTTCATCATTTTTTACGCCCACAAAAAAAGCAGCCGAAGCTGCTAAGACTGCTGCAATATATTTAGTCTTGTTTGACATTACAGTCACCTTTTAAGTTTTTTATACGCAACTTGTATTCAGCCTTTCGCATTTCGTGCTCCACCTTTTCACGGCGATTTTTCTGAAGTGCAAAATAAATTTGAATTGCTAAGCCAAGTGCAGCAATTAGCAAGCCGCCCCATGCGATAACATCGATCTTTGCTGCAAATCCGATAAATGACCCCACACCGCTGGTTGCTGTTACTTTTGATGTTAATGTTGCTGCACTAGCTTCAAGTGCAGACTGAGTTTCAGACATTTTGTTTCTCCAGAAATAGGCAATAAAAAAAGCACCCGAATTGGGTGCTCAAAGTTCTTTTAAAGTTTAAAGGGTTTGTAAGATTTTCCCTCCGTTAATCAATTGAGTTGTTAGCGGCGCCACCCCAACAATTGCAGGTCCACCCGGCCCCGGCTGGCCTTCAGTTGTGCCATGGTATTGCCAGTTCCATGTTCCATCATTGGTGGATTTGGTACCTCGTTCGCCCCAGTTTCCACCATCACCTGATAATGGAGACCCATAACGGTCATTTTGGGTTCGGTAACCTTTACCGGGTACCGAAGCTTCAGCATCAGTGATTTTCATAACCAATAAATAACTCTCCAGATAGAGGCGATAATCTTGTGAGTCATTTGAAATCGGCTGTCCAGTCATGACCCGACCAAATGGTGCTCCAGCACCACCAGGAATTCCCTGAACCCCATAAGATGATCCAGTGTAAATACCACTTGGTGTTGCTCCACCACCTGAGCCGCCTCGAGCCAGAGTTCCACCATCAATAATCAGGTTTAGTTTACTGTGCCGGTTTAATAGACCGGGTGCTCCCTGAAAACCATCACGGCGGGTTTTGGTAAAATTGAAGTCAGAATCTTTTTCCCAATCTCCGTAAGCTAGATGTGGCAAACCGCCATCTCCACCACGTCCAACAACAGCACCTTTAATAGTCAGATTTACCACCAGATCAGGTGGGAACTCCCCTGTATCTATCGCTGGTAATTCAGTTGCAGCAGGAACGATATACTCTCGTTTTGCAGGACTAGACTTATAGTCGAATTTATAGACAAATCTGGTTTCCGGTCGATAAGAACTTGAGCTTGAAACCAGCGCACCAGCTTCAACTACAAAACTGATTTCGCCAGTCGTTGGTAAATCACCTCTTTGCATTTGAAATAAACGTGCCAGATTTATATCTAGCTGGTCATATCGAATGTAAATCGGTGAATCATCTACTGGCACATCAATAAAGTCCTTGTCATTGAGGTAATAACGTTCATCGTAATTAATTGCAGTAATGGTATTAGAGAACTGGTCAGCCGGTTCTCTTTTTGCAACCAGATAAGGCAATGAGCCTTTGGTATCGTCATTAACCACCGTATAGATAGTATTCACAAAATCATCAGGACTAAGCTTTAAGGCCCCGTTCGGTAAACGGCCTAAAACCACCTTGTTCTTGGCAGATCCAGCGGTAACAGGAATAAGGTCCACTGTGCCATCCCCCATTTGCAGATAGATCACATAGCTCTTGCCTGCAATGAAATCTACATCATGGCTTAAGGTGAGGATTAAACCCTCTTGCTGTACCACTTCCCCACTTTGATGAATACCATTGCGATAATCTGCTACGGCAATACGGTCACGTAGCACAAGCAATTCAGACTCAGGCGCCGCATCAAAGGTGATGGATTTACGTTGAAACCGAAGCTTGTTCCAGATCCGGTACGCATTAAAATGAGCTTGCCACTTGTTTCGCACACCAACGGATTTCACTTCTTTCGGGTTCTTCGCTCCTTTGTCCGGCAAGTAGATATTGATACGACTATCGTCGGTCGGATCCGTGTATTCATAGATCAGTCCATCGTAGTCATCCATCACGCCAAAGGTAAGGTCATGCTTGTAACTATCCGGAATGATATTCCTGAAGTTAAACAGCATTACCGAGTTATCAGTTGGACGTTCAAAGTAAAGCTTGAGCTTATTGTTTTGCCGATATGCGGTACAAAATACAGCATCACAAAGATTGGTGACCAGCTCTTCAAAAGACAGGTTTGTATCATCAATCGTAGTACAGAACTCAGCCGCAAGTGGTGTACCAAAATAATCAACTACATCGTTATAAGTCCGATAGATATTTTCCAGATCTATTTCGTCGATCGTACGGCGGCCTATCTTGTCATCCAGTGCCATTGAAACCAATGCATCAGCAAAGCTTGATGTTGGAAATAGCTCTGTCGTCATTGCGCCGTTTTTAAAAGTCGGTAACATCCGCTGAAGATCAAAATTGATCTTGCGGGACTTAACAGATAAAGCTCCAGTGGTTGCATAAGTGCGCGCACGAAAAACCGTTTCATGTTCATACACTGTGCTTTGCAAAGGATAAGCACCATAAAGCGCCTGCCACTTTACTTCATCTACTACCGTTGTAACCGCCGGTGTTGGTGTTAAACGACGTGCACGGACACTACAGCGACCCTGAAATGTCACAAAATCCAGCGTTGCACCAACTGTCTGACGTGACTTTGCCGAGCCTTTCAAAATGATCTGCTTCAGCATTGGATTACCAATAGCTGCACCAGATTCATTAACCGGCGTTACTTCAACTTCAATCGTGACGTTAACAGCGGCCTGATTCCCACCTGCTGAAACGGTATAAAGTCCATTTGTGGCCACAAAATTACACAGCACCCGGCTACGTTCAACATTGTCCAGAATGAAAGGACCAATCCACTTTTCACCTATTGAACTTATCTTTGGTGATAAAGCTGTTGTTTGTTGGTTACTTAACTCTTTAAGCTTTAACCAGTTGGAGTTTACCGCAGCCGGATTAGACAATGCCATACGGTCATCAGCTACCGATAGAACGCTATATGTACCGTTTAAATCATAAGTCTGGCCGTTAAAAGTAAACGAAGCATTTGTGATTTCTACCCGGTCATTACTAACAAACTTAGTGGTTAAATCAGTATTGTTTGCAGATGCACGCAAGATCTCATTTGGATATGCAAAAAGAAGATAGTTGGTACCTTCCAAGCTTTGAGTATCTGCCGGACGCAAGATCTGGCCATTCACCGAGTTTTGATGCTGAACCGTTAGTGGGGGCGTGGTAATTTCGGTACCAAGCGAAAAATATGGCTCACCTGAAACAATATCTACACCTGGTCGAAAGACTTCTACCGATGCGCCGGCAATATCAACAATGTTGGTTTCACCGTCATATGCACCGTTAATTTTATAGTGACCACGACCAATACAACCAACAACATGCTCTACTTCGACATTGTTTTCATATACCTTGTAAGGCACAGTAATCAGATCAGGGGTATCGTGAGCGGCACCATAAATATCAGCAATACGACCATTTACGCGAGTTTTATTTTCACGGTTTGATAATTCGTTATTTGCAGACGAGGATTGATTGTTATTCTGGTTGGTTTGGGTAATTGATGGTACTGGCATTAATAATGCAACAGCCACACCCATAACTATAGAGGCAACCACTATCCAAGCTAGAGTTATGGGGTCCATACCCTTGGGATTCTCAATTACAATGAAAGTGCCTGGCAAGAAATCGAGCTGCTTTAATTCATATGCATTCTTCGGCGTGACTTCATTCGCAAATGAAATTTCTGCATGATCCATATTGCTTGTGGTATGAAAAATACGGACATGCTCAGGCATATGGTCATATTTTGAAGTAAGCCATTGACCCAAAGTTTCGGCGTGTTCAATTGTTTTGTCTTCGGATAAAGGGTCTTGTTTATAAATAATCTTAATCATAGAAACTCACACGATTAAATCCAAATGCTTGAACGACTTGAATTGGCATCCATGAAACGCCTGATTCCTGCAAATGCAAAATACGCCCCAAACGAAAAAGCCCCACATGTGGGGGCTTGTTTCGGTATCTAGAGTGAAAGGCGACTATGCAGCCTTCCTTAGGCATAGGCAATGGATTTAGTAACTTCAATCTTGATGGCAGAAATACCTTCTCTTTGACGGGCTTCATAAAAAACTCAAGCGCCTCTCCTCGATCAATATCATATAGATCCATTGCAGCTTCATGCGCGAAGTGAACACAGTTGTAGTATTCCTCGTCATATTGCTTATCGAGCAAATGATCGTGACTCTTCATATAGCCCCCTTCAAACCACTAAAACGATCCAGTGCAAAGATATCTCCAGTCTTCGCAGTATTTAATCGTGGTGATTCAGCCTTGAATGTCACAGCTTTATGATTCATGGCAACACTGGAGAGTTGTAGACCTAGTAGATAAAACATTGGTGTATTCAAGTTATCTGAACTATAAAGGCGGTAATTTACGGTCGGCTTTACATTAGAATATTGCCCCTCAATTACCCGTTCAAACTCATCCGGCAAAATATCACCAAGCCCAGATATTGAAACGGTCAAAGTCTGGTCCAGATCACCGAGCATTCCGGATCTTTGAATTGTCATTGGTAGGTATTCGTAAAATACTTGCCCCGCGCCTTCATTGTGCTGAACATACACTCCACGGTCATCATTACGTACCACCCGGTAAGTATTCATAAAAGAAGGGTGTGATAGTTCAATACATTCCAGTTGATAAACATCTACTTTTCGATTGAAAAAGAATTTGGCATATTCGTTATCCATTAGACCTCCCAATCTTTGATAAGTGCCTGATCAGCGATAAGGTTAGGCTGGTTTTGAACAACTTCGAGCTGTGCATTTACCCGGTAAAGGTTGCCATTCACTTCATTGGTCTTGAACGAGTTTGGAATGAAATTGCATAGATATTGCTGACGTTCCCCCTGATCAATCACCAGATCCGCATAAAATGAAGCTGGCTTATTCTGGTAGACCCGCCAGAACGCCATCATTTTATTAAAATCGGATTTACTTAAATTCCAGTTCACATCGACAATATGACTATTACGTTTTACATCGATGTAATAGCGACCACGACCGCCATCCATCTGCTGACGTTTCACATCATCACCCGGTGTTACGCCATAGCCGCTGGTCTGAGGATTTAGCTTTAACTTGTACATAACTTTCCTTCAGGTAATAAAAAACCACCCCGAAAGGTGGTTTTATTGATTAACGATTCCGTCTTGCTGTCGTATTCTCAGTCAAAGACCGACTAATGGTTGAGTTTGGATTTGCGATTTGGTCACTTACAAGTTTCGGTACCTTTCTTGGAAGCTGCTTATCCAGTTCATCTGTAACAATGATCCGGACTGTTTGCTCATCCAGTTGTTCAGCTTCAACTGTCGCCCCACTCACCTGATTAATCACTTCAATTTTGAAATTGATTGTCGGTGCAGCTGGCTCAATTGAAGGCATAATCTCAGCTTGAGGGCGTGAAGTACGTCCTAAAGTAAAATCCTGAACATCATCCAGATTTGAACGATCCTGAACTAAACCATTTGAAGAAAAATAGACTTTACCATCATGGAATAGGTCAGAACTTGCCGAAGAAGCTAACTTAGGTGTGTCTCTATTACCCTTATAGATAATCTGAGTATCTTGAACTGGTTGATTAAAGATGTCAGCCTGCTTTTGGCTTTCTATAAAGGCATTAGAGCTCATCAATGCACGGCGCATGACACTATCAGTCGAGGCATTGTTATTGATAAATGCTTCAGGGTTTGCACTCTTACGCATTTTCTCAACTAAACCAACTCCCCCCCAGCGTTTAATATCTTCTTGGGACCAGACCACCTCTCCTTTATGGACAATACCTGCAGGTTCATATTTTCTACCAGATCCAGTGTAACCACCATCTGAGAATCCAGCTATTGTTTGCCCAGCAATCAAACCAGCATTTGCATATCCCATAGCAAGCATGGCGGTTGAAGCCGCAATTTTTGCCCCAAAAAATGGGATCGTTGCATCAGCAGCTACTTGTGTAGCTGCCAAATGAGCAGAGATAATCGCAGAAGCAATAGCAAAGGATTGTTGAGCTATAAACATTGCCTTGAAAGAGCGTGAATTTTCACCACGCGCATCCTTAACAATTTGAGTTAAACCTCCCCATGTGCTTGAAGCAGATGAAATCATCTGACTGTATAATTGCAATTGACTGTCGTGATCTGCTTTTCTTGCATCAATCGCCTTCAGGTGGTACTCATTATCCATTTGCTGTCTTGCTTCTTTGAATACGCGCTCCGCCTCCAATCGTTCCTGATAACTAGCTTTTTCAGACTCCAAAACAGCTGCAAGATTATCTTTCAACTTTTGATAAGTTTGAGCGTAATCTTCATCCAATACTTGCATATTGGTTTGCTTGGGCTTGGTGTAGTTTGTCGATTTAAGAAACTGACTAGAGGTATCATACTGATCAATTGTTGGATTCCCCACACCATTACGAATAAAATCAGCCTGAAATGCACTCATCTTCCTTCTACGCTCTTCAAGATCAGTGATTTTTGATATTTCATCATACTCAAGCGCATAACGTTTTTTGATACGCTCCATTTCTCCCAGCATGAATTGCTCAGCCTGAAACAACCGCTGTTCCTGAGCAAGTTTTAGTAATCCTAACTCTTGCTGCTTTTGCAATTCCAGGCCATCTAAAGCAACCTTTCTTTGATCTTCAGAGAGTTTGCCTTCAGCAACTAATCGCAAAGAATTGATTTCATATGTGTACTCAAGCTTTTGCTTCTCAGTCCACTTATAACCATTTACTTCAAAATCAAATTGCTTCTGAGCTAACTTATCTTCAGCATCATAACGCTCATTAATTTTTGGGATTAAATTTGATTGACCTAAAATGGTTGCTTTGTTGATTTCCTCCTCACGTTTTTTGCTTCTAGCAACTGTTTCTGAATCATATGTTGCTTGGAGCTGCTTAATTTCCTCAAGAGTTTTTGCACGTGCCTTATATGCTTCATCTTCGAATTTCGAAAGATCACTAATTGCTTTTGAGGCTGCTTCGGGGTTATCCCCTAAAATTTTACTAAGCTGATTATAGTAAGAGTCTTGTTTGGCTAAATGCTGTGAAGCTTTAGCTTTGCCAAGCTTTTTCCCGTCATAGTCCCAGCCAACAAAATTTTTGGCAACGATTCTCTCTAAACTTCGATAGTCTAAATCGTCATTAAGAAGAGCTGCTTTAGATTTACTATAACTTTTATCGGTCATCGCCTCTTGCACAGCGTGTTTAGCCATTGCATCTAATGCATCTTGAGTTTGCTGGATTTTACCGTTTTTATCCAAGACTCCTTGCCCTTGTAAAGACTGCATTAATTTAGTTGAGCGACTTTTTTGCCATGATAAAAATCCAGTATTTGTATAACCATTATTTTCATCCTTATGGCTACCAAACATTGCCTCATTTCTAAAATCAGTCTCTCGTCCAACTTGAGCTGTCATTACACGAGCTTGTTTATCGCCTAAGCCTGCATTACGGAAGGATTGGTAAACCCGAAGCATATTTCTCACTCGCTCATTATTCCCCGCAAGTAGAACAGCTTGTTTGGCAGACTCTTTGGTTTGTTTTTCAACCTCTTTTGTTTGCTTTCTGGTAGACTCAGAAATGCTTTCTTGTAAGTCCTTGGCTTCCTTCTGCTTCTTATACCAAGCCTCAAAAATTGCAGCTTCCTGACTAGTTAAACTTCTAGTCATCGGAATTTTATTGTCGGTATAAAACTCTGATGCCGCACGCGCCTTATCAAGACCCTTTTCGCCACCACCAAATGCCTTAGTGTTTTTTATAAGAAAATCATTTTTCAGAATATCTTTGTTGGCGTTGTCTCGTAACTTATTTAACTTTTCTTGTGCAGCGACTTGGTTATTTAATTCATTTGTTTCTCCTTGTTGAGCACCAAGTACAGTTTGATGTTGTTTTAGGTACTCATTACGTAAGTCGTTTTGTTTCTTCAGCTCAGCATTAGCCTGATTCAACGCAATTTTAGACTGATCCGTTTTAGTAGCATAATCCTGTAACCCCTTGATATTTTCAGCAGGAACTTTGGCAGTACTGTTGAACTTGTCCACAGCATCAGTTGCTGAAATTTGATTTAAAGAATATGCCTGGATTACCTTATTCAACGATTTAACTTGTTCTTCGCTACCACCATTTAACCGAATGAATTCTACTTGTGCTCGTAATGAATCAAGCATTTGTGTTTTCATGTCAGTGAAATTTTGAGTAGCGACTTTTGTTAAGTTTGTTTGAATTGTTAATTGCTTAATTGATTCGGCCGTTACATCAACATGTTGTCCAGAAGTAGCATTTAAGAGTTTTAGAGCAGTATTACCCTGCTCAATCTTATTTTTTGATTCTGCTACTGCACTAGAGAACTCAATAAGTTTATCAATTTGAGTCTGACTAAAACGACCAGAAGAAATCATCTTTTTTAAGAGATCACCTGCATCGCTTGCACCTGTAGCAATAGACTTAATGGCATTTTGATAATCTTCATAATCACTGCCAGATAATTTAAATAATTCCTTTTGGATATAAGCAAAACGTTTGATAGCTCCACTAGCATCATCAATTGCATCATTTTGCTGCTCAATCTCTTTGCGTAACCGCACACCCTCTGTTAATGCTTGCACAGTATTTAACTTTATGTACTTATCTGTTAAATCACTAACCGAGTCAGATTGTGTTGCAAGAGACTCTTTGACTTCATCCGAACTGCTGCTTAGTAAATAGAAAGATGCGGCTGTTGCTGCAATTGCTAAACCCATTGGGCTAAAAATCGCCATAAGCGCTGACTTTGCCAAAGCTAAACGACTTGTAGCAACAGATTGCGCTGTTAAGGCTGCTGATAATCTTGCAGATGATGCTGATTGAGCTGTTTCTGCGGCAGCAACCTCTAACGCAACTTGAGCTTGTAATCGTCCAAGCTGAGCCATTCGTGTGATGGTAGCCGTGCGACCTTGTTCAGTGATTTGGGCTTTTAAACGAACTTTTTCGAGTTCTATTTCTGCCATGATCTGAGCATGAGTAGCTTTGATGTTCGTTAGTGTCACCTGCGTACTTTGTGCTTCGGCAAGCGCAGATTCCACTTCAGCTTTTGCTGCTGCAATATTTGCATTACGTTCAGCAATTGTGGCAAACACTTGTTTGGTTGACGCTGCAATACTCGCTTGTACAGCAACCGTTTTTGTTAAAACAGCTTTTGTCATTAAGCCAATACCAATGGCAAATGCACTGTCTGCAATTAAATTCAAATTATTTGCTAATAACTGAATCGATCCTGATAAAGCCTGTGCTGCTCCGCTTCCTTTACCAGCCTCTCCTACAAATTTAGTAATTTCATTATTAAGTAGAGTTAATGATTGACCAATTGTAATGTCAGTTTTAGCAAAAAGAGCATCAACTTCATCTTGGACATTTCTAAGTGCTTTCACGATTTCCTGTGAAGTAATTTTTCCTTCAGCAGCTACTGAACGTAATTCACCTACAGTAATACCCATACCCTGAGCAATTGCTTTAGCTAATGCTGGGGTTTGCTCCATTACAGAATTAAGTTCTTCTCCACGCAACGTTCCACTTGCCAAAGCCTGCCCGAACTGAACTAAAGCTGCATCAGCAGCTTCTGCGCTTGCACCACTAATTGCTACAGCTTTAGAAACTGTTTCAGTTAAACGTGCTGTGTCATCCATTGTGAGATTTAGCGTTTTAGCATTATCACTAAAACGCTGGTAAACCTGTAACACAGAATCCCAAGCTGAATAGGTTTTTTGAGCAATTCGGAAAGTGTCTTCCGTTGCTTTATTTAGTTCAACTTGATTATTAGTGACCAACTTAAGACGGTTTTGTAGTCCAGTATATGTATCCATCTTTGAAATGGCAGAACTTACTGTTACTAGCCCAGCCATATACCCAGCTAGTGCTCGAGTAGCTACAGATAAGCCATCCATAGACTTAGAAGCATAATCACCTTTACGCTCAATGCTATCCAGTTCATTGCCTAGATTACGCGCATTACGTTCAGCATTTTGCGAATCAATAACAATGACCAAACGGGATTCTTGTGCCATCTTACTTTTCCTCTAGGCAATAAAAAACCGCCATTAAAAGGCGGTCATTAATCAAAAATAAAAAACCTGATCTAAGTCAAGTTTTTAACAAATCAATTTGAATTCATTTTCAATTTTTCTTTACATGCTGGTGTTGCCAAAGATAAATCATCATCTTTTTTCATTTCATAACCACCACCAATTGCATAATTTAATTTCATAGAGTTGAGTGTTTCATTTTGCACTTTCCAGAAGCTGCCATCCTGTGAATAGAGTTTATCATTTGATTTTTTAACAGACATTACTCTCGCTGTTCCCATTCCATCCTGACAAATAACACCAGTTCCATCGGAATTTAACTTTAATGTTCCTACTAATCGATCATATTGCCCGGTCCAATAACCGCTATTCTGAACAGAGGTGGCTTGCACTTCAAAAAAATTAGCAGTAGACATACACCCTGCTAAACCTAATATTAAACCTAATAAAATAATCTTTTTCATATATAAACCTATCAAATATCAAAATTTAAAAAATCAACTAATAATCCAAATAAAAATTATTAAAGCTATAAATAAAATAACTCCACTGATTATCCATTCAGATTTAGGGTAACCCCATACATTATCTGGATTATTAAAATCAGGTTCTCTTCTACGTGTCGTTTTCTTAGTATGACTAGAGAACTTAGAATAAGATAAACCAGTACCTGGAATACCTACTGTTGTGCGAGTACCCTTCTTACTTACATTTACACGTGCACCTTTCCCACCCACAGAAACACTTGAGACTCCTTTTTTACTTATATTTACCCGGACTCCCGGAGCAATTTTTATACTTTTTCTAAAATTTAATCCCATCACATCACCTATCTAGAGCAGATCTTTTTAGAAGCACTGATGGAACCATCATTACAAACAAACTTACTACCATCGCAATGACTTACCCCACCTTTCTTACCAGAGCACGGTTGTCTGCCTCTACCTGCTTCCGCAAAATTTAATGAGCTTAGAACTAATAAAAGACTTAAAATGACTTGTTTCATGAATTTTCACCATTTGTTATAAATTGTTTTAACTTTAACAAACTGGTTACTAAATGTCACATAAAGCAAGACCACCCGAAGGTGGTCTTTTAAATCAAGCTATGCATGTAAAAGTTTTTCAGCACCAGCAGCCAAGAAAGCCGATCGAGTAGTATATCTCTTACCTTTACCTACATTCTCATCAATTTTACGAATCAAACGGCTTGGTAAAGTAACATTGATTTTTTCTGGTTTACCCAGATAACGACTAACATCAACTTCGGTAACCGCCCAGATCATTCCTTTATATTCAGGATCATCGACAAATTTAACTAGTTCGGAAGCTAATGGGATTTCCTCACCATCTTCAGCCAATATTTCTAAATGGCCTGAAATAGCTTCTTTAACATTCTCAATAGCTTCTTCAAGTGTGTCACCAGCACTAAAACAACCTGGAATATCAGGAACAGTGACACCAAATGCCTCAGTATCTGATCCTCGTTCAATTGCAATTGGATATAACATCTCAACACTCCATGCCCTTGGCATAAACATATCGCCCACTGCGTTATGATTAGTTGTAAGGGATATAGTATTTAAAGTCGGGAAACAGCGGGTCAATTTAGACCCGCTTGTTTCAAAATGCTTTTAACAGTTCCGTTTGGTAAATCCTTTTTAGGATGTGGGATTGTAACTAACCCCTTTTTGGTTGGGTGTTTAAAGTGATGATGACTTCCTGAAACCCTAACCTCATACCAACCATCTGCTTCAATCATTTTGATTAAATCCAGACTTTTCACACCAATCCCTTATTAACTTGATGAGATAATAATAACCCTAGAGTTATTATATGTAAATAACTCTAGGGTTACTTTTTTGAGGACTTGGAATTTATTTTTTTATGGGCTTCATCTAAAAACAAGTTATCCAATGCAAAAATACAGTCATTAAAGATATGAGCAGCTACTGGTAAATCATTATGCTCTGCATAGACATTGATTGCCTGCTGATCTAAAGATAACGGGATGCCCTGCTCATATCGTCTGGATCTGGCAATAGTACTAAATGCCGAAAGAATTGAATCAGCCGCATAAGAATATTCTGGCGGATCAGGAATTCGGCCGCCTAAGAACTTGATTTGTTCGATTTCGTGCGGCGTTTTCGACGCATACGCTTTTTGGTATTTGTAGAGCTCGATGACTTTCCCAGAATTAAAGCCTTGTCCTTGTCGGCTTCTTCCTGAATCTTCTGGGCCTGCTCTTTAATGAATAACCAGATTGAAATACCAATGTCACCTTGATTGAGAAGTTTTGAGGCATTCTCAGGGGTATATGGCTTTTCAGACTCAACAGTTTTACCGTCTACGATTTCGGCAAATACCACACCTTTCCAGTCTTCAATTAAGTGGGCAGCACATGCATCCATTAACAATTCATGGTAAAGCTTGGCATTTTCATCTTTGACCATCACATCATAGCCTTTAGACGAGATCTGATTTCCTGCTCGTTCAATAGCTACCTGAAAAGGCTTATAAGCGATACCACGGACTTTAAATTCTGCCTGTACCTCTCCATCAGCACCTTTGTATTCGCACCATTTTGATACGTCCGAGCTTTTAATAATTCCGACTTTTAAAGCCATAGCAACCTCTAATTTTTAGAAATAAAAAAGCCCATGGGATTCCATAGGCTTTGTTACTGAATAAGTTGATTACACAAGAGCACGTACAATTGTTGGCGCTGTACGAACTTGAGCAAAGTTGATGTCTACAGTAATGATGTCATCACCACCACCATCCGGGTGATTGGCTTCCATCACTTCTAATTGAGGGAAGTTGAAAGAATATTTACTTCCTTTGCTGTCTTTAATATCGAAAGTCAAAGTGAACACATCACGGGTTTTGATTGCATCAATCCACCCTGCCGCAGTAGCCGAGAACATGAATGAAGCATTTGCTTCGATATCCATCATCTTTTCAAGATAAAACTCCGGCGTGTACTTACCCGAACCGATACAACGGATTGCTTCAAGGTTATTGTTAATAGAAATAGTCAAAGACTGTAGACAAGCCTTACCTTGAATTGATTGACCATTAATAAGCAAGTTTTCCACGTTCGGCATACTCACCAGCGGACGAGTTGAGGCTGCCACCGGATTCACTACAGGGTTAGTTTGCTGACGAGTAAACGAGCTACCTACAAGACCAAAGTTACCAGTGATTTTCCCCGTGGTCTGGATAGTAATTTCACCAGAATTAACCTGTACTCCACGATAAATAAAGACTTGGCCAACATCTTCGAAAACTTTAACTAACGTTAATGATTTTCGAACAGCACCGCCAATTGTTAAGCTGTTTGTCGCCCAGTTATTGAAGGCTAAAGCACTTAGGAATAGATCAAATGTTCCAAGTGATAATTCAAACTCTAACTGACCTGCTACTTCTGCTTCAGTAACTACCCCACCTTGTCGAAAACGTGAATCAACCACTTCACTGCTTTCTTCAGTAGAAACATTTTCAGATAAACCATCTGTTACTCTTCGAACGGTATACCAGATCGGGTTTGCTGGAGTTGTTCCTAAAACTGCTTCTTCACAAGCATATAATCGAATTTTTGCGCCTGAACTCACTTATGGTTCTCCAAAATTTAGGCAATAAAAAACCCGCTAAAATAGCGGGTTATTAAAGTGTTTCGTCTGTGTCTGAGATTTCTGGCGGTTCCACGCCATTCATGGCTGCAGCAACTGCCTCGGATAAGTTTGTAGGTTGGAAATCCACTGGTGTTTCACTCAACGGCTCTTCAGGCTCTGGTTCAGGTTCTTCATGCAGACGGATATCAATCCAGCGGCCTTCTGGAATATCAAGTGGATTTTCGAGATCAGCTACAATGGCTGCCTTTTCCACATCAAACTTACGTTTATAAGTTTTAATAGAAAGATCACCATTTTCTAAGGTTGAATATTCAACTGCTACTACCGTATTACCGTTGGCATCCTTAGGTACTTCGATATACCAACCTTCCTGTGCAAAGCCTAAAGAGCCCTTAATCAGATAGTCACCAGTGCCTAATTTGTCAAAAGTGATCGGTTGCTTGGCAGCATCGTTATTTAGCTCAATATGACTTTGGAAAAGCTTAACGACTGGTGAAGCGGCTTTAATAAAACCATTTCCATCAGTTGTAGTATTTTGTGCAGTCAATAAATTAAACCAATCAGACCAAGTACCACTATTATTAAATCGATACTTCAGGGCAGAATATGAGGCAGCTTTCCCAAGCTGAAATGAATGACTTCCATTTGTATATAAACCCATTGAGCGTCGGGTACAGTGTAAAAAGAAACCATAAGGACCAATACTATTACCAGTATCATTTGTTAAAGTGTCATCTGTTCGAAAAAAACCATTATTAAGAGGAGCAACCATATCAGATACACGAAAACCTTCAGCCCCTATCCCCCAATCACCGACTCTTAGTGCTCGTCCCGGCGTAGGATCATATTGACTTGTTGTTGACGCTAGTACAGCAGCAGTTCCTAACCCCAAATTCATTCTAGCTGTCTGTGCATTATCAGCTCCTAATCCTCCCTGAGAAATTGATAAAGGGGTTGTAAGTCCCTTAAGCTCACTAATATCACTATTTACCCCACTTGCAGCTGCGCCTAGGTTAGCTCGTGCACCAGCCGCTGTAGTTGCCCCCGTTCCACCTTGAGAGATAGCTGCAGTACCAACTACTTGAGAAAAGTTGGGTACCAGATTGGGAATACCTGACGCAAATGGCAACATAAACTGCCGCTTGCCCTGTGAGGCGTTATATGGGAATGGCCGATGATCCCAACTAAATTTAAAAACAAGATTTGCCATTATGCTGTTACCCCATCAATCACTTGGAAAATCAGAGTATCCGTGTGCTGGGTGACTCCACTTACAACAGCTTTAATATCCATCTGGCACAGACCTAAAGGCCAAGCTGCTGTGCTTGCACCTGATTTAACGTTAAGCCATCCCTTCTGTGTGCTCTGGTTTAATGCTGCGCAAGTCAAGGTAGCCACAGCAGCGCCATCAGCCAGAGCTTTAACCTGTGAAGTGAAGGTATAACCTGTAAGATCAATTGCACGACGAACATCATCCGGTGGATACTGCAGGGTTTCATCCATATCAACCAGCTGCAAATTCAAGTTGAATGTGTCACCACGCTTAAAAACAAAATTGCTCATAAGTGATTCCTATAGACATAAAAAAACCACCGATGAGGTGGTAGTGAATAAGACATAAAATACCTCTCAAAAAGGAGGTCTCATAATTCAAATTAGTTAATATCTAGGTTTATATCTCTTGTTTCCTCCACTCGTAATACAGTAGTGCCCACCTCTAGGACCCACGCAATAATCCACCACAGCACATGAACAATCACTATCGTAGTAGGTTTTTTTCTGTTTTCTTTCAGAATGATGAGGATGAGATTTTAAGGCCTGATAATTATTTGACGTGGTTGATCGAGACTTTTGTTTAAAGCAACCATCCGTTTCACATAATAGCTTTGTTGATAACCACTGAGGTGATGAGGAATTTAAGGAAATACGTGCCCAGTTTCCTTTCGTCTCATAAATATCAACTTTTTCTCCACGTCCTAACTTGCCTACTACGTGACCGTTTGGTTTATCTCTAATATTTAAAGAATTAGTGTTGATATATTTTGATTCGATAACTTCCTCTACTGCACTCTGTGCATTTTCTGAATCTGAAGTTTGTTTTGGAGAGTTATCATTGCCTGAACCAAAAATCCCTAAAGCTACTAATCCTGCGGCACCCCAGCCTAAAGTTGATTTTTTCATGTTTTACCATTTGTTATAAATTTCTATTACTGTAACAGAATGTAATCACAAATGATAATATGCTGAGGTCATTAAAAATAATCGCCTTGCAGAAGCTTTTTCTTGAACTCAAAGCTCATTATCTAAATCGACACTTACTCCAGTAACAACGTTATGTTTAGGCCCTCCGAGACTAACAACATTAGCCAAGCGTATATTCACATCAGAAACACATAGCTTGTTTTCAGATTGCCATTTGCTCAACTCAACAGACATAACATCTTCAAGATGTCTTTCCAGTTCTTGCCGTTTAATTTCGATTTCTTCTAAAGTCAGCATACATGACATATCAATTCACCTTGTACCCAATGGTCACATTATACTGAATGAAATCAGCATCTTGGCCAACAAAAATTGATTGTCCTTGCAAACATTCTAGATGATCGATTGAGTAATATTCAAAATGGGCAAGCAAAGCATCACTCAGTTTTGTGATTTCAATTATTCCTGAATTGGGACGTGCAAAGCATTGAATCATGATATTACCGGTACGGCGAGTACATGGCTTATCTGCAATGCCAGAAGTAAAACTGGGACCACCTGCAATCGTTAAGCGGCACCACAAACCTTCCTTTGGAACCTTAAAGCCTGGTAAATTTGGATACTGGATTCTGTCTTGCGTAATACCGGTAAAAGCTTGCATACGATCGATAATAGCTTGCCTTGTCTGCTCTAAAGTCATTGCCATTTTAGCCGCCATACTTCTGAGAAATAAAGGTAAAGGTGGTGTTGTAAATTCCTTGTGGTGCTTGATCAGACCACCCATTTTCTAAGCGCTCTGCATAAGGCTGGTTGTTCTGGATATAAACTAAATTGCCCAACTTAAACTTCACGGCTTGAATAGCGGCATCTTGAATTGGGTTAGTTTCAGGTCCACGTATGCCATAGTCACCAGATCCAACCGAAACCATATGTGAAGCACGGTATGCACCAGTATCGACGGGACTTAAATTAACTAAAGATTGCACAGTATCCATAACAATATGCTTCACATGGTCTTCTGCTGCTTTAGACACATCAAGACTAAAACTAGACGGCTTTTTCCCCTTCCATCCCATGACTTTTAACCTCGCTTTCCTCATACATCTTAAAGAGATCCTGAGCGATCGCCTGAATTGAATAAGCTTCAAACTCAGAGCTCGGTTCTCGTTCACCCATTAGCTTTTTCATCTTTTGCCAGACATGAACAGCTTCATGTAAAAGCAATCCATAAACTTGAATTTGATCTTTATCGGATGTATCCCCAATCTGGACAATCGCATATGCACCATCAGAAAAAGTACTAACTTGCGCATCCGCTCCCATATCCAAAAATTGATCGGCCTTATCCATATCTTCAAATAACAAATCCATGTGTAGTTGATTTCGAGCAAGCGTGTACTGCACATGTTGAAAAGGCGAGATATACCATTCAGGAACATAATCAGGATTAACCATTTTAGCCCCTACACTTTTCGAAGCTGACATTTCCAGATTGTACTGGCTGGATCTTGTTGAATATGGATAACTCGAAATGAGCCTAAAGCTGTTAGCCATTCATCGTCAATTTTTGGAGTCATGGATACTTCATTTTGCAGCACAGTTGCTTTTTTATCAGTAGCCAGCACTCCAAGCGTCTCAATCTCATATTGACTGTATGAGCCAAAAAGTACACCTCGGCCAGAATAGTTTTCTTTAACTTCAACATATGTTTCAGTTTTAGGATCCCAATTAGTTTTTGAGATCCGCTCACATGTAAAGGTATGAACGGCGTCCGCTAAATCATCATTAAATGCTTCGGCAATATCTGCCTGAATTTCGTCACGTAAGCCCATATCATGCCCTGTAAAGAGGTATGCCAAAGCCATTAAAACTTGCATTTGGATCTTTCAAATCAAGTGAGTCAATAAAATCAATTGCTATCTGTTCAAAGCTAGAAATTGCTTCAGATCCATCTTGGTATTCTTTTTCTGACTCAACAGAATCAGCTTTGACCTTCTTGCGCTTCAGCTGCTGATCTTTGCCGTTATAAATTACCTTGGCCAGAATTCCTTTGATAATTTCACAAGCTGCATCCTTAAGAAGTGGGTCAATAGGATCTGGTACAAAACCTATTCTGTTTTTCATCCAGACATTTGCCAGTTTAACCAGACGAGCTTTATCACTGTCTGGTGCAAAATCGCTGCCCAAAATTGAATTTGCGTCATCTATAGTAATAAAGCTCATTGCATTATTCCTTCGGGATTAATTTAAGGAGTTCTGCTTTTGTTGCAGATGGCTTGTAGCCAATGTTTTTACTAGCCAAATACTCTTTTAATTGATCATTTGACCAATTTTCAAAATCATTAGCTGCTGTTTCTGTAGCAGGATTTTCTTCCGCTTTTCCAGCTTCTAATTCAGCAATACGTGTTTGCATTGCAGGAATATCGTTTTTAAAAGCTTCAAATTCAGCTTTAATACCGACAACTTGAGCTTCAGCATCTTTGAGAGCTTTATCTGCTAAGACTGCTGCATCTTTTAATCGTGAATTCTCAGATAACAACTCTGACTGGTTACCACCGGCCTGCTCTAAGATGGCAATTTTTTGCTTAAGCTGAGTGTTTTCTTCAACCACCTTTTCACATTCAGCTTTTGCATCATCCATCACAGCTTGAAGTTCAGGGGTAATTCCCACTGCGACATTTACTGTGGCCAAGGTCGTTTTTTCTGGCTCTTCCAACTTACGAACTTCAACTGGAACTTCCAAAGTTTCATAATCCTTTTGAATCTTTGGATAATTACCGTAAATAATTACCTCTTTTGCTTTCAAATTTGGGTTTTCATAATAGTCAGGGTTAGCAATAATGCCCGTCTCTAATGCAGCAGCTGCTGCAATGCGTGTATAGATAATCTTCATGGCGCTTTTCTCTTAATAATAAAAAAGAGGGCTTATTAGCCCCCTTAGATTTTAATTTTTAGGTTTTAACCAGTTGTCGCTGTACCCGATAAATCAAGTAAGGTACCTGCTGTCATTTTGTTGCTGGTTGCATATTTGATCCAGTTAGCGCTTGAACCAAGTAATGTAAGGTCAGGATTTTCACCTTTCGATGTATCCCAACTATAACCAAGAATATCTAGGTTAAATGTACCTTCAGCACGCATACCGATTGCTAAGTTTTCTTCATCATTGATGTCATAAGCTCGGAAGCCCGGTACTTGTGATTCAGTTACTGTTACAGCACCATACTGCAAGCCAAAAGCATCGTTATCCCCTACAGCATCAGTCACCAAGACTGGCTTACCTAATGTACCGGGTAAACCGCCATAGATAACGATTTCAGATTCACCATAAATTTGCTTAGTGATTGCATCATCGACAATATCGAAATATGTATCTGAGTTCATCACCCATAAACCAATACGGCCAAACTTATCACCAAACTTTCGCATACCACGAGTTAATGCTTTGCGGCCGTCAACAACGATACTCCCTTTCGCAACCATGTCGGGATTGCTAGAAATAGCAGCTTTTAAAGAAGCTAAGCTGTACTCTAAACGTCCTGCAACCAATGCATCTGCAAGATCGTAACCAACAACCATAGCAAATTCTTCTGGTGTACGAGCACGGCGCTTAAATGCCTCTTCAGTTGATGCATAAGGACCATATTTATATGGAATTTTTACACCTACAGACTCACCTGCACCGATTTTTTCCGGAGTTACTTTTGCATTGGAGTTCACATCACGATGTTTAATGCTACCACCAACTTTGTAGAATGCATTTTTATTGAAGTCACCTTGAATGATTTCATTACGATAAATAATCGCACCATTGGAAGCTTCATTAAAGACATTCAAATTGTCTTGTAAACGTTCTAAATACGCTGTTTGGGCCAGTTGGTTGTAGATGATCATGTCGGAATTAACTGTCGTAGTCATAACTACTTTTCTCCAAATATTTAATGATTAGTTCGGTAGTTTTAGGAAGGCATCATTGCCATGTTCTTTGATGTAATCTGCTTTCTGAGAAACAGACATTTCACTGCGTTTCATTCCAGTAGGTGCTCCACCTTTGCCCCCACCTTGAAAACCACCACCAGTTCCTTTACCACCTTTAAGAATTAAGTCTTTATGCTGGTATCCACCAACCAATGACTCTAAAGCTTCATCAACATTTGCAAGTTCACCCGGGCGGACACGTGAATAAATCTTTTCGCCGTTCGGATCATATGCAACCACCTTGCCTTCTTCGATTTTGAAGTGATGACCAAAGGTTGCCTGAACCATGTCCACAGGTACTGCAATGTTGTCTTGAATGTACTTAGAACGAGCAAAACCACCGCCGATAAGTTCTTTATGTAAAGAGGCTTCTAGAGCATCACGTTGCGCAACAATCGGGGCATATTTTTCCTCAACTGCTTTGATAGCTTCAGCTTTAACTTTCTCAACTTCACCGGCATCCACCAGCTTTTTATCATCGAGATTTTGGATTGTTTGTAATGCCTTTTTAGCTGCCGCTGGGTCTTCAATTCCTTCAAAAGCTTTTAATGCTTTTTCGGCTGCTTCTTTGGCTTCACGATGTGTTTTAGCTTCATTGTTTAAGCGTGCAATTGTTGCTACCGAGTGTGGTGCATCATGTGGCATTTCTTTGCCGTCATCATGAATATAGATCGGCTTATCACCGTCTACTTCCGCATAAACTTTACCGTCGATTGTTACTGTTTTAAGTTTCATTGGTCATCCAACCTATATATACAAAATGGGCATCCGCCCGGATTCGCCGTTAGCATCCGCTTTCGGCAGGCAATAAAAAAGCGCCCTTTAGGACGCTTCATTTCTATAAATGATTATTTACTTAAAGCTTGGCGTACAAATGCATCTTTTGCTTCAAGTAGCTTTCTTAATCCAGTGGATTTTTCAGGCCCGTCAGGAAGTTGCTCATCCATTTGCCGAGCTAAATCACCAATTGGCTTACTAACTTGCTGCAAATGTTCAGGTAAATGTTCATATTGGAAATATTGGATAATAGGGCTTGGCATTTTCTTCTCGCAAAAAAAGCACCTGAAGGTGCTATGGTTAAAAATTAAGTTCTATTTGATGAGTGCAATTGCTTTTAATCTTTCAAAAGTAAAACCATAAATTGCCATGGCTTGAAACCTTAATTTGAAGAAATGGCACCAGAATTCATTTTGTGCTCAGAATATATTGAGCATCTGACATATTGATTTGCTTTTCAGGCATTTGTAGTACCTTTAGCTACGTTTACTTTTTATTCCAAACCTCTGATCTAGGTTCATCACCAACTAAGCGGATGCCTTGAGGACCACCTACATCAAATGTTGCCGTGATAGTCGCTGGACCCTCAAAAACACTACAATTCATTTTTACAGCGGTTAATCCAGCTAATGGAATACCTGTTTCCTCGTCACAAAGAGCAAGATGAGAAGATTTATCTGAAACTCTTTTAAGTACCAAATGTCTAACTTTTGATTCACTCATAAGCCAAACTCCATAAATGACAAAAGCGCCATTTGGGCGCTTATATAGGTGAAAATTGTGTCTTAAGTGAGTTTAGAATTACCTGTAATCGGCAATAATTACTCACAGTTAAATCCAGTTCCAACAAGGTCTTTTTTCAAATTTGAAACGAGATTTTGTTGTTCCTGCTGTTGTCCACTAAGATAATTTTTATCTAGAGTCTCTGCACCATCAATAGATTTATAAAGCTCTTTAGATTCCTCTAAATTGTCTTTTAAAAACGTGGTGAGGTTTAGTTTCGCCTGGGCAGCTCTACATAAATTATTTTTAGCTTCTAAACCTTGAGTAGCCTGTTTTACTTGACCAGTTGCAGGATCAAAAGAATATGCATTTGCCATTGCTGACTCCAAAGCTTCAGACAATCGATCATATTCTTTAAGATATTTTTGACTTGGTTCAGCTAAACAAGTGATGGAAATTAGGGTTAGACATACAAAAGCTATTGTTTTCATATTGTATAAATTCTGATGTTTAAAAAAATATAACATAAGAAAAATTACAGACCCAACTTTTTAAAAGCTTTTTCATCCAACTTTCTCAAATCATCTAAGCTATAGAAACGGCCTTCAGGATCAAAGAACTTTTCAAAATCAAATTTCCCATCTTTATAGAGCTTAAAGCGCTTTGGCCCTAGCCACTCCCTTTGAAAGAAATCATCTGTTTTCTTAAAGAACTCTTTGAATGTGGTGTTTGCATCTAACTGTCCTATTAACTGGCTTCGCTCTTCTTTGGGGATGTCTTTAACTCTACGTTCGTCCATTACAAATGGCCGTTCGCCAACAAGTTGACCGTCCTTCTCGACCGGAACCAAGATACTGCGACAGTTAGGATGTAACGGCGGCACTCGCTTTGCCGGATCATTTATTTCCCACACTGAACCATCTAATGAAGCGCAAAGCTTAGAAGTTCGTCCATCTAAAACACTAACAAATCGGACATATTCAAAGCCAATTTGGTTGAAGCTATTTAGATAGGCTTGATTAGCTACATGACTTCGCACAGTTCTTACCGTTCGCTCAATATCAGTTTTGGTACCATTTAAGATCCCATCTTCATAGTTAAGCCGTTTGCTCCCTCGAATACGCTGAACAATTTCTTGGTTAGTTTTGCCTGAATTAATACCATCTCGAATTGCATACTCAACCTTTTGACGGGCACTTTCAGCAATTCTTGAAAGCAGATCATCGACAAGAGCGCCACCTGCCAACGGAACTTTTTTAGCGGATAAGAATAGTTTTTCCCCATCAGGCTTATTAATTTTTGCTCCATAGAGCTTAGCTACGTAATTGGCCTCATAAACAGCCAGCGCCGTAGCAGAAACGGCAAAAGCTTCAGGTAATGCTAAATTAACACTGGCAAACCATTGGGCAATCAAATCCCTAATTTCCCTTAAATTTGAAGTTGTATATTTACCACCAGCTAAAGCAACTTTCTCCGACTCATTAAGCTCATCCAATAAATCCCGAAGCTTAGATAGCATCTTGCTCGTATCATCATTGAATAAAGCCAATAACTCATTTACCGTTTTTGATGAAGCACGATAAAGATAGGCCTGGTGCTGAGTGAGTGCTTCAAATAGTTTTTTGATATCTGTTGCCATCTCACTCTACCTTTTGATTTAAAGTCCCATCTTGCTCTGCTTCAACATTCTGAAGCTCTTCTTCATATTTTTGTTTAGGGAACATACCTGTTTGGTTGTATTCCCACCATGATTTAAATGAAGATCGGCCTTGTAGAGCTGCTTCAAATAACTGTCGAGCTAACTCAGCTAAATAACCCTGTTTGTTAAATTCTTGACTGATTTCGAACATCAAATCATCTTTAGTTAGAACATCCACATTAGGCGTTACAAACTTAGCAGCCCATCGTAATGCTGCTGACAAGGCTTCATTCATATTAACGACACAGAGCGAAAGAACTGAATGCTGAACGGCGTCATCACTATTCGCTTCGGTGGCGGTCTTTTTACCCCCAGCACCCTTCTCAATTAAACGCGCCCCCATCTCCTTCATTTTTTCCCACTTATCTTTCATCGCTTCCCGGGCAAGAGTATTAGGGTCGGCTTGTACAATTCCTAAACCACCATTTTCAGGTAAAGGCAAAAGAACTTTCGCGCCAATGTAGATGCCACGTTTCTTCGCTTGGTCGTACCACTCCCAATTAACACCTTTCGCATAGTATTGAGGTTGCCCCATATAAAAAACGGACTCTTGAAAGTCCGCACTGTCTCTGTAATGGGCTAAATTGAGATTAGCCAAAGGAAGTAATGGAGGCTTTTTAATCTCTTCTGAATTATCAATTGCACCTACAAATGTAAAAGGTATATAGGTCCAGAAATTCCCGTTGTAATCTGTTGGAAACTTCTTATCTCCGCCAACCCAGTTACCCTTTTCACCCTTTGTATACACCTGAACGGAATAAATATATTCCCCATTACCCTCTTGCTCTAAACGAAGTACACGATATTGCTCTTGTTCGGTTTTACTAAATCCATCAGCACCGCGCTCAGACCTAAATTCACGGATAACTACGAGACAAAGTTTTTTCTGGTTATCGACCATTACTGAATCCCAATTCACTACATCAAGGGCATTTAGTAAATGAATCATTGGATAGGCTTTTTGCGCTTTAAATTCCGCTAGATTACGAGCTGGTGGCACATCGGGATAATCAACATATAAAGCGCAACGATAATGCTTCAATAAGTGGCGAATTCCATTTTGAGCCAATTGATAAGTACTTAAACCAGCACCATTTGCATTACGTTCTAAATGAGCAAGTTCCGGAGGAAATTTAAAACTTGGATCGGTTGCAAAAGCTGCACCAACTAAACTATTTGATGTAGTCCCTGTTACTTCATAAAAGACTGCACGGGTAAGATAAGCCTCATAAGCGCTTTTATTTGCAGGTGATTTATCATGTGCATTTGGCATCGGCAAATATTTTTCACCTTTAGCCTTAACTGCATCTTCACCTTCACAAACATCATCAAGTTTTTGCCAGTATGGCAAGTTCTTAACATATTCAGCATGTTGAAAAGTTACATCACTCATCGAGCAAATCCCATATCAGCGAAGAAGGTTTCAAATCCTTCATGTAATTCATTAAACGCATCTGAAGCTGCATCCACTTGGTCGTCATGTGTACCGTTAGGAAAATGACGAAGCTCATCAATAAAGTCCTTATTCCATTCACCTTTGAGCATACGTACATTTCCCACGTTAACTTGGGCCGCAAATGGTTGTGCCCGTGTAAGCTTGTCACCTGAAATTGGCTTAGCTATCACGCTATAACCCGCAAGAAGCTTCACAAATGAACTAGCTTGCGATTTACCAGCTTGACCAGGATCTTGTGGTAGACGCACAGAAACTTTTTTCCCATCTATTTTTGCTGTTTGTTCTAAGCGCTTATTCACATTGTCAGGTCCAAGCTGTCCTTTAGTTACATCGACAATGTAAGTAAAACCATCTGCGCCTAGAGCTTCTCGCACACCTACTGTAAAGTCGCCCTCATTTTCGGTAGCCCCAAAATCCCAAGCCCTAACTTGTTTCAATACATCCGCAGGCAAAGCATCAACAATTTGAATATTGTCGGGCTTAAAAAAACCGCCTGCTGGCGGTGATGGCATTTGTCGGTACTGCCCGGCAAATACATATGGTGCGGCTTGCTCCATTAGCCTCAATTTTTGGATATTGTGTTTTGCTGGCCACAGTGCGGATCCATCTTCCTGAATAGCTGAAAGACATAGATGCTCCCACACTTCACCGTTACCACCAGCTACAGGAATGCCGTCTTTTCTATCACCTAGCAACCATCCAGCCAAATCATCTTCATGAAGACGCTGCATAATGACAATAATTGGCGTTTCTGGTGAGTTAGTACGAGACTCGAGAGTATTTTGGAACCAGTCAATTACACCTTCACGGATAGTTTTTGATTTGGCTTCATCGGCCTTATGCGGGTCATCAATGATGATGCAACCACCAAAGCCTTCACGCATTTTGCCTGCACCAAAACCTGTAATGGTACCGCCAGTACCAGTCGCATAGCAGACTCCGCCTGCATCGGTGCGCCAGAAATCCTTAGCTTTACTATCCTCACGTAACTTAAGATCAGGAAAGACCTTTTTATAAGCCTTTTCTTGAACCATATTACGAGTCTGAAATGCATTATTTGCGGCAAGCATTGCCGAGTAACTGATATGAATAAACTCACAGTCTGGATTCTTACCAAAACACCAGGCCATGAAGTTAATTACAGCAATTTCAGTTTTAGAATATCGTGGTGGAACGTTAATAATTAACCGCTTTATCTCTCCGCGATAAACTTTCATTAAAGCTTCGCAGATTTCTAAGTGGTGCCAATTTTGCATCCATTTATAACCACGGCGCTCCTTAAACATGTACCTTGTGAAGAAATATAAATCTTCTTGCGCCTCGATCCGGATGGCTTTATCCCGAGCCGCATCAGTACTCATCTAAGACTTCCCTCCGCGCTTTTAAGTAATCTTCCATTGGAACTGGAATTTCTGAATTAACTGTTTGGACTGGTCCGCCGTCTTTGCCTGTAATTTCTTGGCGATTAGTAAATTGACCACCAATGTCTTTAGCGGCTTGCTCAAGAATTTTTAAGGCTGTTTTGACGTTTCTAGTCTTCTCAAGTTGTCTTTGGTATTGCTTCAATCGGTAGTACTTATTAGCAATTGGAATATCAATTAAGCCTTCATCAAATTTCTCTCTGGTTGATTCAAAAAGCTCAACAAATTTCTTGCTTAAGTTTCTGCCCGAATATTTTGTTGGATCATAGCATTCACATTGGCTACGACTAATATCAACTCCAAACTCTTGCTTGACCTGTTCAACCACTTCTTGAGGGGTATCACGGCATGCAAGAGCTTGAACAATAAATATTTTCACAGGCTCTTTTAGTGCTGCCATAAATTCCCCTTCGTACAGCTACGTACAGCAAACAGGACAAAAAAAAGAGCCAAAAGGCTCAATTGATTACACAATTTCCGCAGCATCTTGAAATATCAAGATTCGAAACAAACGGCGGATTTTTTGCGACTTCAATAAGCCGCTTAACGTTTTCATTTGCACCCCAGCGTTTAACAACACCGATAAACTCTTCAACATCGTGCCCAGCTAAATAATGCTTAGGTAAACCTGTTGAACTACTAAAGATCATCTCGCCGTCTTCATCACGCTCTACGCCTATATGGTAAAGCTCATGTTCAAGCAAAGCACAAAACTCACGATCATTTGCTTTGTCGCAAAATGTAGCATCAACGGTGATCAAGTAAGTTGGCACAAAGCCGAACCAGTCTCGCATCTGTTGCTCTTGTCTAGCTTTGCGCCAGCCACCAACATTGAACATGACTTTTTCGCACTGGCCTAATACCATAGCTTGCTTGCTTTTATATGCAGAAGAGGCCCAAGCAAATGCTAAAAATTCTTCATTATCGTGAAGCAGCTCAGCTATGTGATCGTGATCGGGGTTATAAAGAGGCCCACCTATCGTTAAGTAGTTGGCCACAACCCATTTCTTTAGGTCTGGAGCTGGTGTTAGTCTTATTGCTTCTTCTTCATCTGCTTGATCAATAAAATCAGTCGGTGGAAATGGTCTGATCTGCTCCATCTTCAATTCTCGCTAATTCGCTTTTAATCCAGTTAATTGCATAACCTGATTCAATTTGATGTGGTTCAAGACGCTCAAATACATAACCTCGATCTAGAGCAAGATCATATTTACATAATGCGTTTGCTATCTTTGAGCCACCGCGACCTACTGCCCAAGGACTTCCAGCAATTTCGATAAGAAGATTCAACTTCACAATATAAAAATCGAAACGCCAATTTTTGGTTGATTCAAATTGGAATTTTCTTCGATAACCAATTCGATGCTCTTCTAATTCTTGAAATAACGTTTCTTCAGCTTCCAGATATTTTTCTTTAGCCTTAGGCAATGGTCTACTTTTAGGCTTGGTTTTAGGTTTTTTTTTACTTGTAAGCCAAAAGTATTCTTTATCGTCCATATTTCACCCATAAAAAAACCACCTCAAAGGTGGTTATTGAATGTTAAAAAAATCACAGCAATTTTTTGTAATTTTGCTTACCGCACTCATAAGGAGTACCAGTTAATTGCTTAGCAATATCAAGATAAGACTGATTTTCTTTATCGAATTCCAGATTCATTTGTTCACGAGTGGTTTTCTCTTTTGCTAATTCTTGAGATTGTTCAAAATTATCATTATAGAATTTTTTAATCTGCTCATTTGCATTAGCCAGATCACACACTGAATTTGTAAGTTCTAACTGTTCTTTAAAGTTAAGTTGTCTTTCTTCTGAAAGCATTCCTAGTGTTTGGAATCTATTGATAGCCTCTTCGCGTGCATTAAATAGAACATTGGCCTCTGTTAAAAATTCTAATTTCGATTTTGGATATGCCTGAAATGAAATAAGTCCCAATAGCAAAGAGCTTATTATTAAATGCAATTTCATATTTATCAACATTCTAAGAAGGTAATTTTAATGAGAAAGTATATCGCCAAAGATTAAAAATAGTTAAAAAAAGATGAGACCCACCAATAATCGATATTTAGCGGGGCCATCTTTCACCGTAATACTTTTGGCAAGTTAATGAGTAAACATTAAAAAACCCGCTTCAAAAAGAAACGGGTCACAAAAACAAAAACTTTCAGCGCAGTATTTGTGACATATCATACAAGTTAGAAGATGTATTTACAATATACTTTAAGCTTAATTTTTTGATGCTCTCAAAATATCCAAAACTCGCTTTGACATTTCATGCAAGTTGGACCCTATTGGTAGCCAAAAATGATAATTAATGTTGTCACGGTTAAAAACTTGCTTGTAGTACTCAGTTTTGAATGATGGATCAATATCAGAAGCTTTTAGTAATCTGCCTTCTTTCTCTATCTTTTGCCCATCGAGTTCACCATCAACACAAATAAACATTGTACTAATCCATAAAATTATGAAGATCAGCTTAACATAAAAAGAAAAAGCCCCCACTAATCAATAGTGAGGCTTTGCCGTATTTCCCGGCTAGCACATTTAAAAATCGATAGCTAAAAAAAAGCCAACTTGTTAGAGTCAGCTTAATTCAATCGTTTGAGAATCATGCTTGCATAGTTATTGTCCGTTGCAATCTTCTATCATTTTTATTTTTATAAATATAATTTAAACCAGCCATGTGACATTTTGATTAAATTTCACTCAACACTTTTTTTGTTAAATAAGTCACATTTAATCTTATTAATGCACTAACCATCACAACCAATAAACACAATGTGTATCAATTACTTCTGCTTGATTTTGTAAATTACAGTATACTTTGTTTACCTAACTGCCAAAATCAATAACACAATGGAACACCAAACACTTTTAGACGAATTAAATTCGCAGATTGAATATTACTCAAAAAGAACTGACTGCCCTCCTACAAGAATCCGAATCGGTTATAGAGCCTATGCTAAATTAATGCAAAACCCGAAATTTGCAGATGAGGTTATAAACTCAGCCTTAGATCCTAACAAACGCAAGTATAGAAAAATAAAAATTAAAGTCACAAAAGACGATGACCAACTTGAACTTGAATGAATCACTTCAAACAATGAAATGCAAAAAGCCTATTCGAAAAGAATAGGCTTTATACAGTATTTCAGGATTAAGTGTTATTAGTTGCTTTAAGCAATCTTTAGTAATTTAAAATACAATACAAATGTATTTAAAATTACTGAAATTCCCAATAGATCTAACAAACAGGGTAAAAATTAGTCAAAATTGTGATAAAAGTCTCATAATAATTCCATCTTCCTATAAATTACGAAGATGGATGTTATAAAAACTACAAATCCTGAAACACTAAGCATTCTATGCTTATCATATAAAATTTAATGCTCTGCCTAAATCAATGCTTAGAGAGACTAAATAAGCCATGTCCAAAAGTAAAATATAAATAGAAATCAGCTTTTCATTGAAGATTCTATCTGAACCTTATAATTTATATTTTTTTCCTCATTTACATACAAGAACACATACTCATCCATTCTTTTTCTTAACTTTTCAATTTCTGACTCAATCTTTGCTGTGATCAAAGATTCCTCCTCTTGTTCTGGGTCAGGAATATAAGTAGCCAAAATTTCATCCCAAATTAGTCTTGTTTTAAAAATTTTATAAAAAATTATTTTTTATGAATCAAGAAAATTAAAAACTAGTTACATTAAAAGTAATATCAAATACAAAAAAAGCTCACCGATTGGAGAGCTTTTAAAACATTTTGGTGCAACGCTTATAACTTCATCCCACCATATCACAAATTTATACAAAGTGTGGTAGACAGTCAAGCATAAATCAAATCAATCGTTCATTGTATTCATAGTGGTCATAGTGATTAGGTCTGCGATTAATCAAATTCAAACACTCCTGATTAAACATTGCAGGCAACTGCTTTTGTAATGCTTCCTTGAACTGATTATCAGATTGATTGGCAGCATTACGCATATTATCTAGTAAAGCTTGCAATACCGTATGATCGGCACGCCCACGAATCACCCTTTTAATTAAAAGAGTCTGGCATTCATACTGCATATCAAGAAACGGCTGAACAATATTTAAAATACGTTTAAATTCCTCCGCCAACACTGGCAAGTGCTCCACTTCAAACTTTGCTGGACTAGGCACACCAGTCACATCTCGCAAACAAGCCCAAATTGCTTGATTAAAGGATCCTTTGTGACCGAAATGATCAGCGCATGTCCATATCAAACGTTTAATATTGTTCATGTCACTATTGTTAAGGTAATTACGTTTCTCAACGGGTTTTGGTGCTTCGTATTTGCCTGTTTTGCGGATGGTTGGCAAAACTTCGTTAAATACCCAATCTTGGAATTGTTTTGCTTCTGGTTTATTTGAACGAAAGATGATCCGATAAAGATTTGGCTCATTAACAAATTTAATCTTTTGATTTCCACCATTTGTAGGGGTGTGGCAATCTGCCAACCCCTTTTCATCCAAATCACGTAATAAACGAGAAGTACGATCAACTGATAAAACACAGCAGACATCAGCAAGACAAAACCACGGCTCAGCATCAATTAACTGAACGCGAACATTATAATCATTATGAAAAGTAAAATTAGAAATTGCATTCATGGTGAATACTCCTTGAGATAGGGATTTTCACCACCAAAATTGAGACCAATCAATTAGGGTGGCAGGTTAAACGGAATTGGTCTTACTAGTCTCAAGGGTCTAGCGTGCCGAAGCACTTCCGCCTAACCCACCATAACAGGGCATTTTCCACAGGGTGTAGAAAATTATAGGCAAAATAAAACCGCTAAATACGGTCTTTCGACCTTGAGAAACTTTTGGAGACCAATCCAAACACCCGATTTTGCGGGTGCATATTTAAATTAACGTGATTTTTTCTCATTGTCAAACCCAGCTAATGCTTCAATCTTTCCATCCAAATAAGCCAGCCCTTTATCAATTTCTTTGCGGACTGTATCTTTCCCAACCCCATGAGTATTGGCAATAGTGCGGTATGACCAATCATTTTCATACTTTAAAATCAATAACCATGCACGCTCTTGCAAAAACTCTCTCTCATCATTGTGCATTGCTGCCAAGAGTTTACTTACTTCAACTGCCTCATAATCTTCAATTTCGCATGGCATAGAGACCTTACTTGATCTAATTCTAGTTGTGTCATTTTGATCAATTAGACATGCTAAAGGATTAGCAGAAACTTTAAATTTTGTTGATCTTACCCATAGACCATATTGTTCCAACCATTGATGAGCAGAACGTTTAGACCAATCCATTGTCTTGTTATTAACTTTTGCATTCATGTTTAAACTTCCCTCACATCAATATTGTGAACTGTTTTCATCAGGTGTTTTTTATTTCGGTAACTCGGTAGCTTGCGTGTAGCTATAGACTTCACATCTTCAACAACGTATTCACCTGCTGTCGTGAAATAAGTGAAATCGGCAAAATATCTAAGTGCTGGTTTAGCTCGTTTCTCCCCTTCTAATTTTGTCTTCGGTGCCAATTCAAATTTTGTGTGATGCTGCAATTCTTTAATTTCACCTCGTTGTTGTAGAGCCTTTAGCTCGATATACCGTTTGTATTCTTTAGTACTGTCAAAAGTCATTCCATCCAATTTAATTTTCGAAGCATTAAACTTGTTTCGACCCTTTTTCTTTTGAACTTTCGGGCATGTAAGGCGGTAATCAGCAAGGCTCATTGATGACATCAAGCACCACCTTTCAGTAAATTTTCCAACTGATTAGCAAAGCGTTTATAAATTCGCGCTTTATCTTGATCACCAAAAAGGCTTGAAGCATGAGCATCGTGTTTATACTTTTGAACTAGGTTTCCAATTGAACTTCTTAGCTCATCCAATAAATCAAATTTTGGCGCAATCCCTAGCGGCGGTTTCATTAATGGGCCACCATTATCAGTAAAACCCAATTTGATAAGCTGACCTTTAAGTTGATCCACTTTCGATTGCTGGTGCTGGAAAACCCACCAAGCTCCATTTACCAACTCATCAACATACTCATCATCACTATGACTGTCCCAACCCGCAGGATATTTATTAATATTCCAGCCGTTCTGAATCGCTATTAATTCGAATTGTTCTTGTAATGCGTTCTTATCCATTTAGATCTCCTTCCCACAATCCAGACAACGAAATCTTAAGTTCGGCTCAGGCTCTAATTTTTCCCAGTCCGAAAACACATGTTCACAAGGCACATATGTTTCAAAGAAAAACGTCACAGGCTTAGATTTAATTTCGATCAAACCAAAGCGAAGTAAGTGTCGGGCATGGGTGCTATCACGCAATAACTGCACATCACGGTAATGTGTAAGCATCTTTCTCCAACCTTCCAAAGGCATTGACGACTTGTTTGTATTGCAAGGGACACAGGCAGGGTTCATGTTTTCTATGGTGTCGTTTTGCGGTCTAGTCATTTCACCCGTAATTAACTTGCCGCCACCGACATGAATTAAATCTCTCTTAACAGCTTCGATATGATCCGCATGCCACTTATCACCAAGTAACTCGCCACAATAAGCACAATGGCCGCCAAACTTCTGCTTAAGCTCTTCACGTTGACGTTTAGTTAGCTTCATCCCCGCCTCCGTATATTGATTCGTAATCGCGGATGTATCGCTTTAAATCTTTAATGTGCTTGTCTCTTTTGAATGGAGCCTCAAAGTAAAGCTTCCTGCATCTTTCAATGCCGCCCCATCTGCTTACATAACCCAAAGACTCCACCAGACGCTTGAGTTCAGAAAGGTCTACAAAATATTTTTCTCGGTCAGCCTTGCTAATCTCTACACTTTGACCACATTGGAACTCGAAACCTTCATTCCATTCAGTTGCGTTAGAAGGTGCTGAATCTACGATTTCCTTCGCGTATTGCAGTCCTTTATCTCTAATCAATTTAGATGCTTTCATACATTCGCCCCTTCAATTAACTTAAGAATATTTCTAGGAATTGGCATACCTTCACGACGGCACATCTCTGCGTATTCGTGCGGATTGTCAAAAGGATCTGGACCTAGCTCTTGTTTGAGTTCTGGCTCTTTTTCCTTAACCTTAAGCTTTTGTACTGGTGCAGGTTTACGACCATTGATTTTTAAACGTTCCATCAATGATTGGAGATGCTTTTGCGCTTCGTCATTGCTTACTGGGGTGTGTTCAGGTTCTTTATGCTCTAGTTGTAGCGGTGGAGTGTAAAACTCTTGCTGACGGCCTTTTAACTGAGCTTTAGCAACCATCACGTTGTAGGTCCCGAAGAAATTATCTTGAGCTGCTCGCATTTGGCCGGCTTCGATCAAATACATAACCTCGTCTAATGCATATTTTGTAATTTGTGTAATAACCACGGTACGGTCAGTCGTAAACTTACATGCACGTGACCAAGCTTCCTCTGGAGACATCCAACTTTCACCGATACACCAGGTGCGAAATTCAGCAAATGACGGCATAAAACGCCCACCTGCTGTAAGTAATCGAGCAAGCGCGTTGTTAAATTGATTTTGTTGAACGCCAACCAGTGTTTTAAGTGCAATTTGCTCAACTACTGACAGAGGAATTGCACTTTCGCCTGTTGCTGGAAATTGCTTATTGAACTGAGCAGCGTAAACAGTGCGAAGAGAAGCGATTAATTGACGCACTTCGTTCAAGGTAATCTCATGCATGACCTACCTCCTCAATCATTGGAAACTTTTTTGCTGGGGTTACATCCAAAATTTGAGATTCATTTTGTTCCTCAAAAAGATTGGAGAAGTAACCCGGCTCTTGTGATTTTTGCCCAGCTATAGAGATTTGCTCTTGCTTCTTGCGGTTAGCAGCGACTTGTTTCTCGTTGTTTTGAACCCAAGAGAACCACTTAACCAACCAGATGCTTGGTGTATTCAACGAACTTGATTCGTTTGCAAAGTACCAGTCACCGAAATTTTGAATCATGGTTCTCAAGTCGATTTCAGGTACAGAAACAAATCTTTGTTGAGCAAGTGAGATGAAATCGTATTGAAACTCGCTGTATTCAGAAATGAATTCACGCATTGAGTAACGCTTGTGGTCATCGATCTGATACTGAGCAAATTGAATTGGAGTTAATTGCGAATTTTCTCCACGCGTATTACTACTACTATCAATAATTGGTTCTTGGTTTATGGTTAATGGTTTATGGTTATTGGTTGGTTGCACATCCGTTTGTTCTTCGTTTAACGGATTTTCAACGACCGTTGAATTTTCGTTAGACGCTTGATCATCTTTTGATGAATCACTGTTGGACGAGCCTTTCTTTTTCGCTGCACGTTTTGCAGCAGACGCTTTACCAGCCTCACTCGCTTGTTTCTTTTTCCCGTGGTATTCAGCAATTTCTCGTTCACAACGATTATTGCGATAAACACCTTCTTCAAGAATGAAAAACTCATCAAGTACATATTTGAGAGCTTCTTTTTGCTCTTCGGTAGTACATTGCAAACGACGTGCTAAACGATCAATGCTTGTTGCATCAATCGCCTTCTCCGTGTCGTAATACATGTCTAATAAGTCACGGTAAATCGCACGCTCAATTAAACTGAGGTGGCGAGTCGCATTGTTAAAGTCACCAATATGGTGTTGGTAATAATTCATGCGGCCCCCTTAATTTGTTGCGTAATAAATGGATTATTTGCTCTGGCGATAGCAGCCATTGGATATGGAGAAACGGAGTTACCAACCATAAAGACTTGATCTTTTTTAGATAGAGGCTTTCCATCGCTCCCGTATTCAATTACGTATGAATCTGGAAACCCCTGCGCTCTAAAAAGTTCACGTGGTTTAAGCATGCGTATACAGATATCAACAATTGCCCAAGGTTCACCTTTGATCCAAACAGTAACTAGGGCTAAACGATCTTTAGTAGTGATCGTATCCATTGGCTCAGTGATACTTCTTGCGTCTCCATTGCCGTAGTAGTTAATTAAAAATGCAGCAACACGAAGAGCGCCCTTATAGTTATCTTTGCTCAACTTGGCAGTAACTAATCCATGATGCCCACCTTTCACTTGTGCACATATGGTTGATAGAGGCTCATCAATTGACCAATTCCGCTGTTGAGAAGCGTTTGCAAACTCTGTAATAAACGGAACAAGGATTGGACTTATTAAAGAACTATGTCCGCCATAACCTGCTGTAGTTGTTGCTAATGGTTCACGTATGTCATGACCAAAACTTGTACGGAAATCACGGCCAATAAAAGGTGTGGCAGAATTAACAAAAAATGGCTCTTTAGTTTCAATGACATATTTTTGAATACCTTTAGCTATGCGTTTTAGAGTTGCATCAGCTAGAGGACCTTGCGGCCTATCAAAAATAGAATTTCCTAAATCTGAAAAATCAACACATTCAACTGTTGAGCGCCATTTTTTTAAATTACCCTTAGGTTTCTTTGAGAAGTATTTTTCTGGCCATACTATTGGTTGCCCATCACAGCGGGCAATGAGAAATAATCGCTCACGTTTTGTTGGCGCTCCGAAGTCAGCAGCAATAATATTTTTTTGCCACTCAACTTCATAACCAAGTTGTTCAAGACTACGGACAAAGTGTTTCCAAGTTTTACCTTTCTTCTTGGGGTTTGGTACTAAGAATTGATTGTGGCGAGGAACTCGCTCACCAGGCTCTGCAATTCGATTTACCTTTTTGCCATTAATATTAATTTTATCGAGAGTAATGACTCTGCCTGTTGCTTTGTCTCGTTTTGCAATTAAAGGTCCCCATCCTAAGATCTGCTTAACATTTTCTAAACTGATCACATCAGGTTTAACTTTGCCTGCAAACTTAAGAACAACCCAAGAAAGGTCACGTATTTCTTTTTTACGTGGTTGTCCGCCAGCAGCTTGCGAATGATGTGTGCAGTCTGGGCTTGCATGAAACCAACCGACTTGATGACCATCACAAATATCAATTGGATCTACTGCAAATACATCTTGAACATAATGCTTTGCATGGGGATGATTAGCCTCATGCATAGAAATTGCTTTTGGATTATGGTTTACAGCAACATAAACAGGCCTGTTTAACCCCATTTCTAAACCGGTGCTTGCACCACCGCCGCCCGCAAAGAAATCAACAATGATTTTTTCCGAGAAATTCAGATCAAACTGAGTTCTGAAAGAACGCGCTGCATCAACAAATGTATTCATGCTTTGTCACCTTCATTTAATTGAATGAAAGTGCTACCTAAATAACGGATTCTCTTAGCTTGATATAAACTTGAAATGATTTGACCAGCATGGAAAATAGGCATTCTGTGCTGCTCTGAAAGGGCTTGCATGAATTCATCACGTGTTACAGCAGCATTTTTTTCGTCACGGTTTTGGCGGGCTAAATTTTCCTTCCGTTTTTTCAACAAACCAGACAAAGTTCTTAATGCTGGTTCATGCCAGGATTGAATATGCTTTTGTTGTTGTTCAAAGGTACTCATGACACCTCCGCTAATGCTTGCTCAGCTTTTGTTAGGCGGCGTTTAGCGTTGAGCTCTGCTACTGTTGCTGTACGGATTTCTTTTGATGAAACCAGAATCAAATGATTCTCCGATTTGATAGTCCACAACCTAGTCAAAGTTTTATTTTTAACTTCAAACAAATCATTTGATTTGAAAGTACGGCACTCTTTAGTAAGCACTACAACGTCACCTATTAAAAAATCTGGTGAGTTGAGTTCGATTGGTTGTTCTGATAAATTGTTTGTGTTCATTTGATCCACCTCAATTGAATGCCTAGAAGCCTGATCTCGACCATCAGGCTTTTTTAATTTCTAGAATTTGGGATTCTGGGTTTACCCCGATCTTCCCTAGTAATCCTAAACGCTCCCTTTTCTTCCTATTTTTTTCAGCTCTTTCAAGCATTAAGCTAACCTCATGATATTCACCCATAATGGCTTTCTCTAAGAGGATTACGGCTTGATGCGCATAATCTTTACCTCGGACATCCGAGATCAATCTCAAACGCTCCATCATGTCAGGGAGCATCTTCAAACGAAGATCTTCTTTTTCAAGGCTCATGAAACTCTCTTAAATGGTAGTGTTGGTTCTTGTTCAAGCAGCTTAAAAGCAGCAGCTTCAGGCACAAATTCACCCCACTGGTAAACTGCTTGACGGCTAATTTTTAAGATTTTTGCGATTTTTGGCGCATTGAACCGAGCCAAAACATCTGATGTTTTCATCTCAATTCGCATATTAATTCCTAACTTCAACTTTACTTTGTCAAGTCTACTTTACGAATAAATGTTTAGCAAGCTTTGCAAATGAAAAGTTAAGATTTCTTTACATTTTACATATGGCAATAGCCATGAGATTTACACTATGAGCACTCTACAAGAGCGAATGTCTTTAGCTATAAAACACTATGAGTCTGAAACAGGTAAAAGATTCAAGAATACTGATTTAGCTAGATTTGCAGGCGTTAGTAGAGCTAATGTCGGGCTATGGGTAAATGGGCCAACACAAGAACTTGAAGGCTCAAATTTAGTAAAAGCTGCCGAGTTTTTGGGGGTTTCTAAAGATTGGCTTGCTGGTCAAAGCAACAAAATGGATGCTACAAAAATTGATAATAATGTCTCCAAGAAAGTAGCAAAATTAGCACCTGTTCTTTCATGGGTTCAAGCTGGAACTTTTACCAATGTGCAATCAGTTGATCTATCAATGGTTGAAGAGTGGCTCCCTTTACCTGATGAATGCACTAATTGTTTTTATCTAAAAGTTCAAGGCGTTAGTAATCAACCTGACTTTCTAGAGGGTGATTACATTCTTGTTGACCCAGATGTTTACTACAGTGACATGCAATCTGGCGATATGGTTGTGGTCCGAAGATTTGAAGATGCAACTTTTAAAAAGCTTGTTATTGAGACAGATGGATCTCGTTATCTACAGGCTCTAAATCCTAAATTTGAACCAAATATCATTCCTTTGGATGAGCATTGTTATTTCGTAGGTCAAGTGGTTGACTGCATGCGATATACATATAGAGCAAAAAGAAGAACTAGACCAAATTGATAAAAAACGTGGCCCGACGCAGAATTTTAGAATTGATCGGGGAAATTATTATAGATTATTGAGGGAATTCAAATGAGTATAACTGTCTTACCTAGCACTGCATACATAACTTCTCATGAGTTAATTAGTGGTGGGGTGATGGGAGCAACAAGAAAAGCTAGTATTGAATGGGATGATGGGTCATTGCGTAAGTGCTACGTAAAGGTGTATCCAAAACAGGACAGGATAAGAAAAATATTCAATGAATTGACTGGATTTTTAATAGGTAATGCTTTGGGTATATTTCAGCCTGATAGTGCTGCCCTAATGCCATTAAACCAATTGTTTTATGCTGATTATGGGCTAAATACTGCTAATGAAGAATCTGAGACCTGGGCATGGGTTACTTCTGAATGTGGGCAAAGCGTATCTGGAATCTTTCAACTTAATAAATCCCAAGCTTCTCTAGAGAGAAATATTGAAGACACAAAAAATAAATATATTAATGCAATTTCATTAATATGTGATCAAAAAAATATTCCTCAAATAATCGCTTTTGATGATTTCATTGCAAATGATGACCGGAATATTGGAAATCTAGTGATGACAGGAAATGGCAACATGGGAGTAATAGATCATGGAGAAATTCTAGGTAGAATAGATTGGATAAAAAATCTAACTCAGCTTGACAAAAGTCAATTTTTCTTCAATAAATTGCTTTATATTCTCGATCAGCATAATGCTATTAAGCAGCAAACAACTTTTACAGTTAAAAGTAAAGCAGTAGAAGCTATTGGTGAGCACGAGCAAGCTTTTATTTCTATACAAAAGCAATTACTCACCTGGTGGAAAAATATTCTTGAAATTTCAGACATACCTGAAACTGATCATCCAAGATACTTGGATCATTTATTTGATTTTTTGCACTACCGTTGCCAACAACCTAGTGCACTATTTGCCAATCGAATAGGACTGGTGGCTTAAATGTCTTTACTTGAACGTCTATCTAAAGCAAAAACAACACCTTTATTAACTGGTGAATGGATGACAATAAAGTGGACGCCAGATCCAACAACACGCGAGTGTTTTAATCTTGGTGTTGTATTGAAAACAGAAAATGAGATTTTTGTTCGCACTATTGATGGTGATAGCTTTAATAGATTCTCATGTATGTTTGGTGAGGAGATGAAATTTCATGCCCAACGCATTACAAAACTTGCAGAATCATGGGCTAATGAAGGCTGCCTAGAATTATCAAGTCAATTGATTTTTGATAATCATGGGTTTATTCGAGGCAAAAGCGGAAGTCAGCTTATTGATCATTTATTTGATATAGCTGTTCCTTTGGGTCGTCCTATTATTGCTAAAAAAAGAAAAAACTCAGGATTTAATGCTTTTAACTTTCAACAGCTCAGTAATAGTTTATTGGATGAATTAAAGCGGCAAGATCATGATGGATTTAGCTTTAATAAACTTATACCAAGCTCTCGCTATATTGAAATCAATAATCAAAATATTCATGCTCCTTTAAGACCTGTAGATAGTGATGCTGTTGGTAATTGGGCAAGTGTTGTATTTTCTGATCCAGCAAGAATTAGAATTGATTACTTACAAGCGATCAATGATTTAAGAACAGCATCAGATCACTTAAAAAAGAAACCATATCTATTTATTTTAAAACCTGATAGCGACAATCTGGAGCACTTAACACCATATAGAATCGAACAGATCGATGAGATTGTTGACAAATTAGATAGTACATTGAAGCCACAAGGTATTGAGTTGTACAGCTCAACATCTCTAGAAGGTCTGGCAAGTGAGATATATGGGTGGGAAAAAGAAGTAGCCTAACCATTTCAATACTATACCTAACCCACCACCACGGTGGGTTTTCTTTTTTATCAAAATAAAATGTTTAGTTTAGTTTACATTATTTTGTAAATCACACTTTACATATTTAATTTTGTAAAGTAATCTTTACCTCGTAGACTATAAAAAAGCACACCGACTCTTCTACCTTCCGATGTGCTTTTGCAAAACTGCGAGATTAATTATGAACGTAAAAGCTACCCCTTTCAACTCATTTGCATTTGTCAGCATGGCTGCTCTTGCAATCTCAGGTGGTTCATTGGTTGCTTGCCAATTGCAACCAGCTTTCCAAACAAAAGAAGCACCTACTCTTTTTACCCCTAAAACACAACCAAGTACTTACGGTGTTTTAACCGCGAAAATCACAGGTAAACATTCTGGCGTTGCCGTCATCAAATTAGATAGCTTCCGTTTAAATGTGAGCTTTGATTTTGAAGCTCATACAGACAGCTACGGCGTTCCGGGTTCTGAATTCACCGCTGTTGATATTACCCAACTCACTGTAAATGAAATCACTGATATTAACGGTAAGTCATATAACGATTTCACCGAATTTGAAGACATCCGAAACATTAATGGCCTTCTAAAAGGCTTCATCGAACGTAACAAGTTGGTGGAGGCTTAAAGATGACTAATTTTAAAAAGCACCCTGACGGCTACAAGTCTTATTTGGGCCGTGATGATAAAGGTCTTTATTCCGTACGTATTAAGTGGGCTATCTATGCTGCAAACGCTAACGGCTCAGTACTTTACGAAATTAAAGATGGCGTTAAAAAGCCACTTAATGTTGAGCAATTTAAAGCTAAGGAACCAAAGATTTTCGCTTCTCTTATGCAAGTAATCGACTTCCAACGCAGAAAGCAGCTCGCAATAAAGCTACGTGAAACAAACATTCCTACTTATGACCGCAAAGCTTATAAAACTAAGCGCGGCTTCACTGGCTCAAGATAAGGATAATAAAATGGCTCTACCGATTATTACTGCTGACCAAACTTTATTGGTTCAAGCAATTATTGTGTACCTATACGCTGATCCGGGTTTAGGTAAATCATCGATGGGCTTTACTGCGGAAAAAGCAATTTCTTTTGACTTTGACCGTGGTGCTCACCGTACTGGTGAATTACGTCGTGGTGCAGTTGTACAGGTTCAACAATGGAGTGATGTTGCAAACCTTACTCCGCAGGACTTAGCACCATATAAAACTGTTGTCATTGATACCGTGGGTGCAATGCTTGAATGCATAAAAACCCACCTGTTACTTACGGCAAATAACCGTCAAAAAGATGGTTCTTTAAAGTTAAAGGCTCAAGGTTTAGCGAACCAAACGTTCAAGCAATACATCAATACTTTGATCAGTTTAGGTAAAGATGTTGTTTTCATTGCACACGCATCAGAAGATCAAAACGGTGATCAAATTATTTACCGACCAGATCTAGGTGGTAAAAACCGTAACGAGCTTTACCGTATCGCAGATGTCATGGGTTATCTAACAACTGTTACTACTGGTGAAGGTAAAAATGCCCGCGTTATTAATTTCAAACCTTCGCCTACACATCATGCGAAAAACTCAGGTGCTTTAGGCGGTGAAACCGGTGAAGTATGGGTACCTGATCTTAAAGCACACCCTACTTTCTTGGCTGACCTGATTACTCAAGCTAAAGATCACATTAACACCTTAACGCCTGCACAACTTGCAGCAGCTAAAGCCCAAGAAGAGCTAGAAAACTGGAAACAAAGCTGTGAGGAAGCAGAGCATGCAGGTGACCTTAATCAATTAACTGAGTCGCTTGATAAAGAACATATGTATTACCAGAACATGCGCCAAGCAATGTTAATGAGGGCTAAAGCATTGAATTGCACGTTTGATAAGCAACGTGGCACTTGGATTAGTCCACCTGAATTTAACGGTATCTCAGATCAACAAAGAGATGAACTTCAAAACTTCATAGCTGAACGCGGCCTAGACGTGAAAACAGTTTGTGAACACTTCGGCATAGATGCCCTTATCCAAATTGAAGCAGCAAATCTGCCAGCAGTTAAACAAGACATTGAAACATTAGCCAAAACGGGGATGACAGCATGAATAATCTAATCACTGCAGCTGAAGCATTTGCAGCTCTTCAAAAAGGTAAAACTGTTCTTTGTCGTCCTATTGGAGACATGTTGGACTTTTCTGATTTAGATCAATTCCCCGCTTCTGTGTTTGGTAAACCAGGTTTTGAATTCTGCATCAAAATCGAAACCATTGAACTAGCTGGCATTACATTCACAAAGCCATTAACTATTGATGAGTATGAAGACGGTCAGGAAGTTTATGTAATCAGTACATATTCACCTACGGTTTATGTTTTAGATTTCAAAACTAACGCATTAATTGATTCTATTAACAGTGGCTTCGTTCAACGTGATGCAGAAAACGCCAAGCTTCAATTAAAAGCACTGTCCAAAGCGTTAGGTTTTGAAGTTAATGATGACTTAAGTGTTATTCGCTTAGGTGATGAAAAAAAGAAACAGCGTAGCAAGAAATCAAAAGCTGAGCCAACGGCAAAAGTAATACCTTCGGAAGTTTTCCCTGCAGATAAACAGCCTGCGATTGTTATTACAGAACAAACTAATGTCACAGCTTCCGAAGACCTATTAACTCCAGTTACTAACGAACTTAATATTAAGCCGAATGTTAATGCCCAATTTGAAATTTTGCTTGATGCAATCCGTATTTGCCAGTCAGAAAAAGAGCTAGATTCAACTTGTGCGAATCTTGAAAAAGAAGGCTTTACTCAAGAGCAAATTGACCAAATAAATCTGGCTAAGCAAGAACGATTAATTGAACTCGATTTTATTGAAATGGATGCTGCTGATACAGCTAGTGAACAAGTTTTTTCTGATTTAGATGCGCAAGCAAATGATGAAGTGGCAACCATTTCAATGCCTGAAAATTATGAATCATTAGTTCAAAGCATCCAGAACTTTCATACCCCTGAAGAAGTTAATAGTGTTATCCGTTACACCACTAAATGGACGGAGGAACAACGTAAGCCACTATTAAATGAAATGCACAAACGCCTTGCAGAGTTAAAGCAAACAAAACAAGAAGATGATGGATTATCACCTTTAATCGTCCGCCTCCAATATGCGGCAGATCTAAAAACGCTTGAAGAATTAGAGTTAGAAATTCCTTCACGCCATCAAGACGTTCATAAAACCTTATGGAATATGGCCAAAAAGCGCCGTAGTCAACTCAATGCGGCCGCTCATGAACCAGCATATCTTTTAGAGGATGGCCTCTAATATGAAAGATCAGTACAAGAAAGTGAGCCAAAAACACATGCTTGGTTTTATGTACTACTTGCAATTGCTGGGCTACGTAATAGTCCGGCAAGGCATGGATCAAGCAATGTTTCTAACAAAACATTATGCGGTACCAGTCGCTTGGCGCCGCATAACGATCGACTATCACAACCGTTTAAATAAACCTGCCCAGCAGCTTTATAGAGAGTTTGTTGAGTGGACTAAAGAAGAATATGCAGAGATGGTGGCTTAAATGACAGGTAATGAACGTATCCCTTTTGAATCACAATTCAAAACTACAGAAATTTTTAAACGTGAAAGTGCTATTCGTAAAAATGACATCCTAGCATTCAGTGAAACAATGAATGTCTATTTCAATATTGTAACTAATGATGCTTGGCAGTTATGGAATAAAGCCAAAGCCGAGACGGTGCCAGATACTCCCACCCCTAGTGTCACTCTAACTTGCGCTGAACTAAAAGAAGCCTTTGATTTTGGTGCGCCAGATGGGGAAAAAGATCAATTCCAGATGGAAACTGAAATGACCATCAAATGGCTCCAAGATGGTTATGACGGTGAAGGATACTACTGTTGGTATGCTGATTTACCTGAGGAAGGTTGCATTAAGTTGGGTGTTAGCGAATCAGGAGCTGAAGGATGAGCAAAGTTATTGGAGAAGTTAATTTGAACCCTAGCAGAATTGAAGGCACTCCCGATCAGGTAGCTGTTCATATTTTTGAAAAAATCATTTGTCCAAGTACCGAGGAGCTTCTCAAAAATAATCCTGAGGCTGCAAAGGTTTTTGCATACCACATTTTTGGTTTAGCGCTTTCTCAACTAGCAGAGTTTCATTCAACCAAAAGTCTTGATAAAGCTGTAACCGTTACTCTTCACAACCTTTTGCGACAATTGAAGAAAGAACGTAATGAGTTGAGGAGCTAATGGATGAGTGAAGTAAAAGTTAAAACATGTGATTTTTGTGATGATGGAAATGGTGAATGCATTTACCCCTATTACGGTCTTGCCCCTCATATTCACACAAAGCCAATTGGGGGCACCGTATTTCTAAACGAGTCATTACCTGAAAACTTCTGTCCTGATGGGGATGGTTTAGGCATGTATACACATTGTCTGAATTGTGGGGGTGACGGCACCTATGAGGGTACTCAATTAGAAGTTAAAGCGGAAAGTAAGGAGGAGTAAATGTTAAAAGATCTCAGAAATCTATCTGATGCAGAGCAACAAGAATATTTGGATCGCTTCATAATGGCTAATGAAGAACAGAAGTTTCCTCAAGAGGTTGTAGCACTTTATTTAGATTGCTCGCCTTGGACATTAGCTAGAATGCGTTGTGATCAATCATCACTGCCTTTCTCGAAAATTGGGAGACGTGTTTCATATAAAAAGAAAGACGTTTTAAAGTATGAGCAAAGCAAGACTGTGCTTAATACAGCACAGCTTGCAACAGTTTAAGGCGGTTAAACCGCCTTTATTTCTTTTAATCTTTCTGTCCAAACAGATTGGTAGTTGAAGCAATCAATCTTTCCTTGATAAACCGCCTCAATCATATTCATCGAAGCTCTTAATTCCTCATCTGGAATTTGAACATAACCACCTGTCACATCAATTCTTGGTTTAGCCGTGTGATTAAGAAGTCTTTTTGTCACATAAATATTAAATCTTAAAAGGTTGCATATAGTGGCAAATGTACGACGGAAATCATGCATTGAAACGTAATAGTCAACTTCCTTACCCACTCTATTCAATAATGTATCTACCTTAGTTGCATGCATATTCCACGAAGTAGGCATCTTAGTAGCTGGGAAAACCCAATCGTTTTCTCTTAATAACCAACGTTCACGCAAAATACTGTGTAGATGATCACCAATAGGAAAAGTATGATCTGAACCATTTTTGGTATCTCTAAAAGTTAAGGTACCATTTTTAATATCTACATCAGCCCACTTTAGACAACATGCCTCCTGTTTACGGCATCCCGTATACATGCACATCAATACGATATCCCGATGCGTGTTTGACCTAGCAGTATTTTCCAGATTCAACTCATCTTCATAATGAAGCACCGCATTGTAATATTTGTGAATGATGTCTTTATGGAGATGTCTATCCCTACTTGCTATTTTATTCCAACCTCTTGTTACGGAAATAATGTCAACTGGATTACTTTTAAGGATCGGGTTCTCATCTGTTGAATAAAGAACATGAATATACTTCCATAAGGTACCTAAAAGAGATACAGCACCATTTGCTGACGACTCACTTACTTCTGATACCTCAATAAATCGATCCAATACTTCTTGCTTAGATATCTGGAAAAGCTTTTTATTGCCCCACCCCAAATATAAATCAAAGTACTTACGGTACTGCCTAATTGTTTTTGGTCTAAAGTCATTTCTATCAATATAAATTTGAAGGGCTTCATTCACTGTAATATCTAAAGGATTAGCAACATTCTTTAATTTGATAGGCTTTTCATATTCATTGTTTGAAATTTTCGCCAGAATCATCTGAGCTTTTGCTCGAGCATTTGTTGCAGGAATATCGGTGGTTTTACCAATTGTCACTCGATAGAGTTCACCTTCATGCCTCCTTTCAACAATATAGGTTTTACTTTTATTAGTTACCCGAACTGCAAAACCGATTAGTTCTGCATCTCTATATATTTTTTGACCTTTTTCAGTTAATGGAATAGCATCAACAGTAGATTTGTTGAGTTTCAT